CGGTTTGCTTTAACGGCATCACGTAATTGCTCCGCTTTGCTTTTTAAGTCTTCGGGCGAAAGTGCCTTAAACTGTTCTTCTCCTTTTTCCGGATCGGTTTCTTTTAAAAACCCTTCCACAAGTTCTGAATCCGTCAGACTTAAAACCTGGTTAAAATTTGAAGTAACGTTGAAATAAGCTTCTCTTGTTCCTCCGTTTTTAATGAACTCAACAATGGCTTTGCCTTCTACTGAATCATCAAATTCTTTGAAATGGGCATATTTCCCGTTTAACAGTTTTTCTTCAATCTTTGCTTCGATTGATTCTACGGTAGGATTTTCAATATCAAAGCCCAGGTGTTTTGCAAATGGCGTTAAATCAATAGGGTCCGGCTTTTCAACGGGAGGATCCAGAACAAACAAATCGTCATTGACTTCTTGGTTGTTTTGCTCACCGTTTTGTTCTCCGGCTTTTGATTCTTCAGCGGGTTTTGCTTCTTCTCCCGGTTTTGCTTCTTCAGCAGGTATTTCCGTCGAAATACTTACTAAATCATCTTTTACTTCGATAATTGTAGGAGCTTGCTCTTCAAATGCATGTTGTCCTGTTTCCATAGTGCGAATATATAAAAATTAATAATTACTGCGGTGCACTCATTTGCTGTTGTTGTTTTTGGGCCTGGATTTTATCTGATTCAGTTATCATTTCAGCCAAAACTTTACTCATGTCCGTTTTTCCTTTTGCCTCACCTTTTATAATCTCAATAACCATTTCGTGAAGCTGCTTGTCTTCCTGTAATTCTTTGGCCAATCTTTCGGCACGCTGTTCTGAAGTTTCTTGCATTTGGGCTTCGGCCTGCATTTTTTTTGCTTCAAGTTCCCTGATTTTTTCCCATCCTTCTTCAAGGATACTTTTTGCTTCAGCCAAAGTTTCGCTCATTTCAAATTTCATGGCATCAACCGGCCTCATTTCTCCGCCGTTTATTGCCTGGGGAAAATAACTTCTCATGATTTCACGGATGTATCTTTCTTTTCCCGGATCATGAAGATAAGTCCAGTAAGAATTGTAAGGAATGTTTTTTATGGAATTCATGTATGCAATCCCTTCCACTCCTATCAGATTTATAAAAAAATCGGGGTCATTGGCTATTGCTACTTTTCCGTATTCAATTAACCGGCCCAAAACATTCTCCGTGAATTTGTCAAAAAAATAAGTCCTTGCAAAAGTTATTGAACGGGAAGCCTGTATTGCATTTGTACCGGCCGTTGCAGTTTGTGAAGCTTTGGGCATTCCTTCCCTGTTTTCATTTATTCCGGTAACACGGTCTCCGATACGATCTATCGCGTCAATAATATTTATGCATTGTTGTACCGTAGTTGACGCCGAAAGGTCAATTTCGTTCATTCCCAATTTTTGGGTATTTGTCATGTCAGCTCCGTATTCATTTCCTTCGGCAGCTGAATTTACTTCTACTATACCATGGTTGATTGCATCGTACAAAACACCTTTCATTGTGCCCCCTTTTTTCATGTAGGCACGGTCAAATGTGGTAATTTTCCCTTTTGCTTTTTTAATTTCCCGTGTAATCATACCGATGCATACATCGTATAATTCGGAAAGGCCTTCAAGAAGTCCGTATAAAGAAACACTTCCGCCGGCCGTTCGGTTAAACAAAAGACCCGTATATGAATATGTGGCATCCGCCGGCGATTCAAAACTGCCCATTACATACTTTTTTCGCTCCATGTTGGTATACACGGTTTCTCCGATTCGCGTTGCTGTATAAATGAACGTTTTGTATCTTCTGCCTACATTGTATTTTTGCTTTTTGACATTGTTGGCATGTGTTTCCCATTCATCTTCAAAATCCATGGGATTTGAATAAAAAGGTTTTGTGTGGGTTTTTCCGTAATTGTCAACCGATATTTTGTAATAAAGAGGGGATTCGGCTTTAAATTCTATGTCGGTTACCCAAAACAACATTCCCCTGGTATTGTCGTATTCATAAAAATTAAGGCCGTTGTATTGGTTATTGGGAGCTGTTGTTCCCCGAATTGATTTTAATTCCTGAATCTGGCTTGAGGTTAAATCATAAGCAGATAATATTTCTTCAAGGGTCATTTGTTTTCTGGCTCCTATCACCGGAGTCCTTTCAAGAAAAGGATCATCATCCAGTTCCACAAATATTGAATTCCTTATGTCAATACTTTTGTATTGGGGTATTTTTGTGCTTTCATTGTAAACAACCTGGCCGAATGTTTCATCGGCCAGAAGAAGATGTTTATAATCCCTGAACAATTTTGATTTTACGTTTCCTTTTTCAATGAGTCCGTTTAAAACAAGCTGCATTACGTTTTCATGCTGCAACCGGTCTCTCATTTTATATTCCTGGCTTGTCGGGTCCTCATTTGGAACGGGAAGATTTTCAAACATGTCAATCCCTGAAATGCTTTTGACTTTATCACGGGCTTCTCTTCCGTGATATAAACCGGTCATTAATGCCAGCTTGTTAAACTTTTCAATTTTGGCCGAAGGATTTACTGAATAAACAACTCCGTTTAAAGGCTTTTCAAGCATTTCCCCTAAAAGAAGATACAGCTTTGCCGCTGCATAATTGTTGTTTTTTACGATATGTAAATGCTGGCGGTTTCCAAGTTTATTCATTGAATCGTAATCCTGCGTCACATATCCCGCAAAACGATTCATGTAACGGTCTATTTTCTGCACTTCAAGAAGTCTTTTATAAGAATTCATTTCGGCAACCGTTATAAATTGCTTGAACCACTCTTTATCATTTTTAAACTTTTCTTGTTCAGTGTTTAACTGGTCCGGGAAATAGCTCATTGTTTTTTTTTGTAAATGTAGAAAAAGTTAATCAAATGAACTGAATGTCGTTTCGTGTGTGTCGGAATAGTTTTCTTCTTTTCCTTCAAAATTTTTAATTTCCGAATATCCTTCCGAAGTATGGCTGTATTCCTGAAAACTGGAAATCATAGTTTCTTCTTCTTTCTTTTTTTCAGTTGCGCGCTCGGGCTGCAATTTTATTTCACCGTCCATAACAAGGGCCAGGCCCAGTGCATCTACTTCATCCCAGTCATTGTCCGTTGTTACTTCGTCATAATTGGCCAGCCCGTTTATTACATGCGGGAAAACACATTCGTCAACGTAATCATCGGTATAAGACTGTATAAGTGATATTACCTGTTTTTTTGATTCCGGGGAAGTAGTAAACTTCATTCCGTATTCATGAGTCTGTTTACTGTTGGCGCTTTCATATTTTCTCGGTCTTTTTGCAAGCATTCCGACAAGGCCTATTTTTTTTAGGTAATCAACTATCCTTGAAGAACCGGCATCTATCATCACTTTTCTTTGAAGGCCGTATAAAACCATTCCTTTGGCACATAGTTCAAAAAACAGCTCTTTTCTTTTTGGCCGGCACCTGATTAATGCAACCGGGACTTTTTTACCTATAAGACTGTTTCCCCTGGGCCCGTAAACATTGTAGGCGTTTCTTCTCAAAATCAACATTGATCCCAAAGATTTTGATGTGGCCGAAAGGTCTTGGTCATACCCGTCAAGACCGGCTACGTCCAAATTTTTAAACTGCGGTTCCGGGCCGGCAAAAATCATGATATATTCATCTTCGTCCGGATAATCAGCCAAATCAAATTCAATCATTTTTACTTTTAAAGGATTCAGTTTGTTACCTGATTTGTCGGTTTCCCATTCAAGTCTGTATGTTTTGTAAGGAAGCTCGGTAAGAGAACTTAAATATAAATCCTGTTCACTTATTTTTATTGAATTAAAATTATTTGCATTTAAATTCAAAAAAGCCTCTTTTTCATTTGTGGCCCAGTTTTGTAGAAAGTCAAAGTATTTTTTTAACGATTTACCCCTTTTAAGTTTTAATTTTTTGCTTTCTATACTTTCAAGAGAAGCTTTTATGTCTTCACAACCGGTCAGCTGTTCGTCTGAAAGATTTAATTCTTCTTTGAGTTTTTTAAGGTTTGTGCATTTACTGTCGTTCCGTTCTCCGTTATCCGATCTTGAACCCCAGTAATATTTATTATTCAGCCTTTGGGAAAAAATTGCACACTTTATAAGATTAAAGTCTTCTGCAGCTTCCCACATTTCCATAAAACCTTTGGAGCCTCCTTTTATGTTTCCTCCGGTTCCATAAACATACGGAGTACCGATCATTTCATCTCCCATTTTAAAAGAGTCTTCCGTAGCTCCAAATCCTTCAATAAGTAAACCGTTTTCTCCGGACTCTTCAAATATTGCCGCATCAAGAAAAGTTCCTTTTAAAACGTTTGGATCGCTGTTCATCGTACGTAATTTTACCGTACTGAATGAACCGTCCCTCTTAAATCCCTGGTCCGTTTTTATTTCATATCCCACTACAATTTCAGGTGGCGTTCCTGAAAGATAATTCAAACGTAATTCCGGATACCGGTTAAGTTCGGCCGATGTTAATTTTGAACCGAAATCCAGAACATATTTTTCAAGACCTGCCGCAACCGCCGCCTGATATCCCATGAAATTAAAACGTAAGCCGTAATCTATTTCCATGTTTACGACTTTTTCAGACATTCCCCGGCGACGTGATTTAAGGCCTATGATTCCTTTTTTCTTTGCTTTTGCTTCTTCAATAAGCTGGCTGAATTCATAATCCACGTCAACAAATTCGGGAAGGTGTTTACCTCTTTTTACGGTAGTAATTAAACAGTGGTTCAGGTAATAATAATAACGGCCGTTTATAATGAATCCGTTTCCGGCGTCATAACCGTTTATGCATCTGTCAACTTCACGGCTCCAGAATTCTTCCCATAAAGCAGTTCCCACACACGAAGGATTTTTTATTGAATCCGCAAAAAAAGGAATCCCGTATTTTTTTACGGGCTGCGGATCAAAACCTTTAGGTTTGATTAACGGTTCATATTTTAAAAATCTTACATCAGAAATCATCGGCGTATTTTTTAGTTTCAGTCTGCTGTTCTTTCATTTCGTTTTCAAGCTTTTTAAGTCTTTCCTGTTCTTCGCGCTTTTTGTTTCTGTTTATTTTCTCGAGAAAAGAAAGTTTTCTGTCGCCTTTAAGTTCAATTTCGTCTTCCGTTTTTTTGATTTTTGACTCCATTTCCTCAATCCTTTTCTGCAAGGCTGATATAGCGCTGTCAATCGCTTTTATGGAAACGTGTGAAGTTTCATCCATTAACTGTTCTGTTAATAGCAAAATCTTCTTTTTGTATGAGTTAAGTATTTCATAATCAACATCATACTGCAAATAAGAATATTCTTCTTTGGCTTTTAGGATTAACGGGCTTATTTCAATTTCCGTTTCTCCGAACCATTTTTTCCATGACTTTATTTTTTTGGTTTCTTCATCTATGTATTGCCAGAAAGATCCATGGTAATCTACCCAGTCAACAAGAAATCCCAATTCTTTTGAATTGAGTTTTTTGATGTGCTCACTAAGCTGGATTATTTCGGGATGTAAGGAAACTCCCGTATTTTTATTGACTCTGAATAGTGTAAGCATACGTAATGTTTAAAAAAGAAACCCGCACATGCGGGTTTCAAATATACTTTAGTTTTCCTCAACTTGCTGCGCGCCCCAGTCATTTTCTGTCAAATCCATCTGGTTTGGCATCCATCCGATCATAACTGAATCGTCGGCCGCTTTTAGGCAAAAATGCCCTCTTAAACGGATAGGCACGTCTTTTGCCTTGATTTTTTCGTTTTCCGTAAAAGCAAAATTTTTAAGCACCCCGGCCCGGAACGCCGGAGATATTGTTTCTTTTGCGTCAACAATGTCCTGGGCGCTTACGATTACTTCTCCCTGATAAAAAACGTACATTCTTTTTCCGTTCCATCCTTTGCGAAAAATTATAAATTTTCCTGTTTTTGCAAGTTCAGAAGCCTGCCCGAAAGTTAATCCCTCCATGTCATTGCTTTTATTGCCCACATCTGGGCGGTTTGTAATTCGGTAATTGTAATGGAACATAAACGTTTTTGTTCCGGAGATTCCGTTACGTTCCGTAAGTTGTGCTGTTCGTCAATCAAATCCGCAAAGCGTTTTTTTGTCTGGTGAATGGCATCATTGTTACCGGGATTGAATGTGATCCCTACTGCTTTTTCGCCGAATGTCAATTCGCGCGTTTCTAATTCTTCTGGCATATTAAATTGTTTTGGGTTTTACTAAGCCGCCCATGGCTGTTATTGAAAAAATTTTAAACCGAAAGAAGTTTTTCAAAATCACTTTTCAGATAAGGAATGTGATACGGAACAACGGCTTTGTTTTTCAAATCTACATAATAAAGTATCAACCTTCTGATTATGCAGTCATATTCCGTTTCGAGAATATACGCATATCCGGAAACCTGCAGGCCGTAATGATAAAAATTGCAATCTTCAAAATGGGATAAAGGCGGAAGCATTTTCAGTTTGTATCTGGAATATGTTTCAATTCCCCTACGGATATTTGTTTTATAATCCGTAATGTCAACAATTCTTTTTCCTTTTGATTTCCCGACTTCAAAAATTTTATCCGATGTTCCGCATATACCGTGCTTAAATGAAGCGATTACCGCTTCCGGATACAGTCTTTTTGCGTCGGTATGGAAAGAAAGAACCTGTTTCATCATTTCTACGTTTTCTTCCTGGGAAGATTCAATTGCTTCTCCTTTTGCATGGGATTCTGCCGCATTATGAAAATTGGTTCCCTGGCTTGAACTGTAATCGCTTATCTGTTTCCAGTCTTTCTTTTTTTTATCAGCAGCAATCTGCATCAGTTCTTTTGAATAATATTTCATCCCGCTTTCACGGAGCATTTTACCTCCTGAAGCTTTTGACATCATTTCCGTATCAAACTTGTTTTTGAATTTTCCCAGAAAAGAACTCATGCTTTCGAATTCCCGTCCTTTCTCGTCAAAATATTTATGGCCCGGTTCATAAAGCCTTACGCCTCCCGAAAACGGCTGTAAGACATTTACGATTCCCGCGGGATGAAAATCATTCTTACTTACATTCTTTGAGCTGGATATAATGTTCATTTTTGTCAATGTTGTATTTTACGGTAACATCAAGAATTATTCCTCTTTTTTTACTGAAAAGAAGTTTGAATGCATCAAAAATGGTTATCGGAAATTTCACTTTTTTAATTACCGAATGTTCTTTATTGAAACTTCTTTCAACAGCCATCAGCGAAATGAATTTTTTGAGTATCGGTTTACTCACCGAACTTATATTGTTTATCCGGCCATATTCGTCATGGAGTGACATTATCGCGTTAACACTCATTTTTTCAAGTCCGGATACCACTTCAAACAAAAATATTCTTTCCCTCGTGCTTAACTTCTCAAATGCCTGTAAAGGCGAACCGCCGCATGAAGCGACGGCACAATCCCAATACAGGTCAATAATTTCTACTGATTCCATTAAAAGTCTTCCCCCTCTGTTATTTTAGTTTGTTTTCCTTTTCCCTTTTTTGTGGTTTGCGGAACTTCAACAAGCTCCGGCTCCAACGGTGCAAGGTCATTCGGTAAATAAGCAACACCTCCGTTTGCTTCAATAATGGCCCTTGCTTCTTCCAGCAGTTCTTCCGGAGAAATGGTTTCGTTTTCTATGCTTTTGTGAATCTCTTCATACTGCTGGTATTCTTCTTTGTCTTTTGCGGTACGCATTTTTTCAAAGTTAAAATCCATTACCAGCTGCTTTTCGTTCACTTTGACTTCGCCGGAAAGATAAGCGCGTATTTCTTCAACAAGGATATCCCATTCATCTTCCAGGTTTGAAAATGCCGGATAATCTCCTTCGGTCAAAAACGGGGTAGTTACCGAAAACCATCCGCCGGTAAGGTCTGATTTTACTTTTACGGAAATGGTAAAACCCTGGCTTTTGCAGTTGATTGAAACAAGTTCCGTTTCATAGCGGGCTTCACGTTTAAGGTGACAGATGTTTATTGCACGCTGGATAAAAGGCTCGCATGCTTTTTTCAGTTCCGTGTGCGCCGGCGCGGGACACTTTTTTGTGTAGTTGTTCGGGAAACTGAAATCCCCTGATTTTTCCGTTGAATCATAACCCACTTCAAGGCCTTCAACACCGTTTCTTTTAAATTTTACGGAATTAATTACTTTGCTCATATTGATATAAAATAAATGTTTCTTCTTTGGCCAATAAAAGATATGCTTCTTTTTCGGCAATTTTAAATCCTTCCAGCTTGAAATACGTTTTACGGGTAACCACGGATATACAGATAAGTTTTCTGTAAACAAACACATATCCTTCTTTGGCTTTTTTGGAAACAAAAGAATAAAGCATTTTGTCAAGTTCCTGGAACTCGACGCAGGCTCCGCAAAAATAATCCGTATCCGGATCCTTTTTAACCGCTTTTTCTTTTCCTCCCAGGTAAGCCCAGGCTCCTTCATTTCTTACTACGGACATCTCTTCTTCGTTTTTCTCTTTCATTTTTTCAGTAAAGAAAAAGCGCCCTTCGGCGCCTTTCCTTAACTTTAACATTTAACCGAAAGAATACCGGAACAAATATAATAATGTTGTACCGATATGCAACTATTTTGATAAATTTTTAATAAAGAAAAAAAACTGCGATTTATCCGGGATTTTCTAAAAACAGTTTCATTCTTTCCAAAACATCCGCCGGCGTATGTCCGTCAAACTCAATCAAAGGATACTCATAATCGGGTATTTTAAATAAATCCCATTCGTTAAGCCTGTAATGATTGGATATCATTCCATGCGGCAAAAGCGCAATCACGATAAACCAACCGCCGCCAAAACAAAGTTCTTTATCGGAATGATGCATGCTTTTATGAACTACGTAAGGATTACCCTCAATTTTCGCAAGCTCGTTAAAAAACGCAGCATTGTACATTTTACGGAATTCATAAAGCTCTCTGTAACTGTGGTATCCGTCCGAATATTTACTTTTAAATTCGCTTGCCGTATTATCTATAAGCATCTGAACTTTTAAAAATCCTTCTTCGTCATTAATCTGTTTTTCGTTTTTTTCATGGGAGAAAAAATAGCTTTCAAGGATTTCCAGTTCTTTTTTGTGTTTCCTTCTTTCAGAATACAATGCTTTTGAGTATGCGGCCAAAATAAGAAGGCCCGAAAATAAAACGACGTTTAAGATGTCGTATTCCTGTAAAAGTTGTGTCATCTGTTTTTTGTTTTTAATATGAAAATTTAAATTTAAACCCTTTGATAAAAAGCCCATTAAAACGGGCTGATAACGGTCGATTAGCGCAATTCCGCTGCGCTCCACTTCGCCCAGCTTTGCGTTGGGCGATATTTAAGACACCTACCGGAATTCCAGAATATTTTGCACATTTAATAAACAAAACAAGATCCGGTATATTTTCAAACTCTTTTTTCATAAAACGTGTTTTATTTTTTGATTTTTAAAATAAAAAAATTATCAATAATAATACCTTCATGAAAATATTGTTCTAAAATAACATCAACATTAAATAACTCTTTTATATCCAATATTTTTTTTTCTGGATACTTTGTTACAAAAAGTATATTTTTCCCATCTTTAATATCTATAATCTTCTCAGAAAGATTGTCTATATATTTTTTGTGAGAAACCAAAGCCCATTTTAAAAACTTTATTTTATAACTCCCCGTTTCAATTACTACAACCATCGTAATATCAAAAAAATCAATAAAACTACCGCCAAGCTTTAATCTGTTTTTTGGACTTTTAAAATTAGCACAATAAAACAAATAATAAAAACCGGGAACCAACACAAAACCTTCATTAATCTTTTTCATATAAACTTTATATCAATAAAAAATGCCGCGAAATAAAGCTTAAGACACATCAAAAACACATAAACCATACAACCATCCAATCAATAACCCAATGCCCCACAAAACCCTTAATCCCGGCTTACAGCCACAAATATAAATAACGTTGTACAAATATGCAACAATACTTTCCTTTTTTTGCAGTGAAAGACGGGGCGGTAGGGGTCTTTTCCGAAAAATCTTTTTGCCCGACGGTAGGGGGGGCTATGTTTCATTCGCCGGCCTTTTAAAAGATAATCACTTTTTTAAAAAGGATTTTACTTGAGGAAGCACTGGGGAAATGACGGCCGAAAATCGCTTCGCTCTTTTCGTGCCGTCAACTTATGTGTGTATGCGGGTAAAAAATCGCTTTGCTCTTTTTTATTCGTGTGTGTGCCCGGCTGAGTGAATGTTTATCTTTGTGATGTAATGGCCCTGCGGGCTTTTATCTTTTTTTGGCTTTGAATATAAGCCCGAATCAGATGGTTATCTGGTTAATTAATTAAGCACTCCTGGCTTAGTTAATATGTCACACATGGAGTTAGAAAGGGTCGAACCTTTCTGTAAAAATAGTAGGGTGTAGTAACGCACCTAAAAATGATCAGAGGTTGTGACCCTTAAGGTCATTCACGTAAATTCTCTTTATCACGACGATAAAGAAGATCTACGTTATTACGGAGGGTAGGCCGTGATATAATAAAAGGCCTCGCGGCCTTTTATTTTTGTTTAAACATTATGGCAGCATTTACCGTAGTCACCAGGGAGAAGTGTAAACACTTCTACGTTGCAACTGAACACGGGATCAGGTGTGTTCATTGCGAATAATGATGAAGGCCCGCATTCGCGGGTTTTTATCTTTTTTGGGCATGTATCCCGTACGTGCCGGGTTAAGGGTTAAAACCTCCACGATTCCTCCCGGAGTCGTGGGGGATTTTTGTTTTGTTGAAAACGTCATGAAGAAACTCATTTTCATTATTTGCACGGGCATGATAATATCACTTCTGTTGATATCATGCGGAACAAGCTATAAAAGCACGTCAACCCCTTACAGGGGAGAATACCGATGTGTAAGCAGATAAAGGCCCTACGGGCTTTTATTTTTGTTTAAACATTATGAAAAAGTTATTTATGCCCGTAATGGTATCGTTTTTAATTGGGGTTATTGCTGGAAGTATTACTTCAAAAAGAAGTTCTTTCCTTGACAGTAACGGAAATGTAATTCCGGATGAAGTGGTTGAGCTGTATAGTAAAAGCCATTTTGTGCTACTTGACAGCAGCGAGTATGAAATGATTGACCGGTATTACTGGCCGGATTAAGTAAGGGCCCTACGGGCTTTTATTTTTGCTTAAACATCATGAAAGAAAAATTACTCGGACAAATCCCGAAAGCTTTTTTTGCCTTAATCTTTTTGGTTCTGGCAATAATCCTGTTCTCAACGGGAAGCGGAACATTGGCCGCATTGGGAATAGTATCGGCAATTATCGGTATAGTAACCGTACAGCGTATTCTAATTGAACTTTTTGAGTGATGCAAATGTCGCTTCGCTCCATTTACCGTTAATCAGGAACATTACGATAAGGCCCCACATGCATGGGGTTTTATTTTTATTAAAACACATAATAATGAAAAACGTAAAACACACAATCATGAAAAACTTAAAAGATTTATCGTTAACGGAAGAAAAAGTAATTGTTGATAAAAAATTCATCAGCTACTTTCTAGAAGATCGTGTAAAAGCAGATGTAAACGATCATGCAAGACTTCTTGCTTCCTTTTTAGAAACTAATTACTTTAAAGACAGAAAAGAATTGACTGATTTTCTGGAAAAAGAAACTTATATGCTTCTTCTTTCTGACAAACTTGAAGATTACGAAAAAGAAATCAGCCAATTTAATGTCTAAAAATAATAACCCCTACGTGGGGTTTTATTTCTTTCAAACTTTAATATTTATTTGCATGAAAGTAACAGCAAAAAAATCGTCAATGGGCCTTTTGGCCAAAGGATTCCACGTAGGAACAATTAAGTCAATCGTAGAAACTACGATTGCAAGCGCAGATCTTAAGGAAGGCGCTTATGCGGATGAAACTCCGCAGCTCGAGATTACCCTGGGCGTGGGTAACCAAACCACAAAGGCATGGATCATGCTGAAAGGTTATCGCAAGTTTGAAGAGTTCGTAAAAGAACTCACGCCCAAACAAGCCGCAAAATACCGTCCAGGCGGTTCTTCGGGTTATGCAGTTTTGATTGCAACCAACACCCGTGTTGAGGACGAAGCCCTCACGGAAAAGTGCATGGAGATTGTAAGCAATTTTGCCGCAAACGCCGGTGCCAAAGACGATGAAGAAATCGAGATCCAGGATCTCGTAGGTTCTGAAATCGGCTTTAAAATCGGTGAGGGCAACAAAGGCCAGAACCGTGTAGTCGGTTTCTACGACAAAGCTTATGCTGCTTCCCAAATGGAAAAAGCTGAAGAAGCTGCCGAAGATTTGGAAGATTAAGGAAAAAGCCCTTCGGGGCTTTTCCTTTTGTGAAGCCGGGCTTACGCAGATACCCGGTATAAGCCGTTGACACATCCAAGTATAAGCCGTTGACACATCCAAGTATAAGCCGTTGACACATCCAAGTATGGGCCGCTGACGCGCCTGGCTCCGCGCCAAACGTTCCCGCCACGTCCGGCGTTTTATTCCGTTTCCCGCCGTTTCCGTTTTATTATTCCGGAACGGCCCCCGGAAAAACAAAAAGAAAAATCCCGTTTTACGGGGATAATTCTTATTCATCAATACCTTTTAAAGTATTTGACGAAATACTTACCGTTTGGCGTGTGTTCTATGTTCAGGATTATTTTCCTTCCCACCAGTTCCCCCATTTCAACATCGGCACCGTCCGGGAACCCTGCACATGCAATCATGTCGGATATACGGTCCGTACATTCTTTTGTCCTTCCCGGATCAACCAGTCTTACCCCGTTTTCGTCAACGGCATACTCACCGGCCTTCCTTAATCCGGTTTTATCCTTTAAACCCTCATATCTGGCATACCCGGTCACCGGCATCCAGTCAACCATCTTTTTGCCGTTTTCAATATCATACGACATTTCAAGCTGGGGCGTCGGGTCACTCCACAGCACTCCAGGCTTATTTACCAGAATCACTCCCGTTATGATTGCACCATACTCCCCCGGAGCAAATTCCGGGACTCTTTTTTTTACTGAAATCTTCATGTCCAAAATTTGAAAAAAGCAAAAAATCAACGGCTATAAACACACTTTTTAAAGCCTCTCCCGAATCCTTTTTTTTCAAAGGCATACGGCATCAGATTACGGTTAGAAAGTTGAACGGTGCTTTTCTTAGCCCGTTTTTCCGGGTATTTTGTAATAAATGTGGGATATTGTTTAATTTGATCCGGATTTTTTTTTGGTATGTTTTTGAAATGGGTTTTGAGTTGTGTTGATATTTTTTAGTTAAAAAAAGCTAAAATATTTGGCATTAGTCAAAAAAACCGGCTAACTTCGGCCTAACCAAAAGGGATAAGCGAAATAAGAACGGGGGATTGGATGTGTGGTTAAGCATTGATAAATGTGGGGAAAACGAAAGCCATACGGATGTTTATTTGGGGTTATGTGTTTGGGGTAATCATTTTAGAAGCCGTATTTAGTGGGGGAATTAACCAAACCTAAGAATAAAAGTAAGAACGGGTTTGGCTATTTCGTGAATTATTTGGATGCCTAAGGGTAAGAAGGGTGGGGTGTGTCCTTTCGTGGAAAGGGTGTATTATATATAACGCGCGTGTGTGCGGGCGCGTGTGCGCGTGTGTGTGCGGGGATTTTGCGTGGGGTTTTATTTTTTGGTATAACTTAAAACAGATAAAAAGTATGGAAAAGAAAAAATTGGTACCGGTTGGTACTACGGTTTATTACTGGCAGATTCCGTGTGCGGGTGTGGTGTCGGAACATCTGGGTAATGAGGATTATCCTTTGGAGGTTGAATTTGGAGATGAACGGTTTTCTGTAACGCCGGAAGGAAAAGTTAATAAATGCGATTACGGTCCTTCAATATCGTTGACTTCTTACGATTTGGTTAACGGCGGATTTACTCCGTTATCCGAATGGGATAAACCGAAACTTGGTGATCACGGATTTTTCTGGGGAATAAAAGAAGACCTTTATGAGCTCCAGTTCGGAGTGATCACGGAAATAGACGAAGAAGGGTTTTTCCAGAGAAATAAGGGCACCTATTACTGCAACTTCTCCCGTGATATTCCCGAATGGTTTGAAAGGCTGGTTAAAGAAACAAAACAATAAAAAAGCAATCATGAAAAGAATTATTTTAAACAACCAAACCATTGTTCTTTACGACGAAATAACCGAAGGGAGCATTGTGGGTTTTGTCGATTCGGGAGGCATAAGGGGATTTATAATGCCCGCTTTTGAGGAACTGACAAAACAAAACGGTTACAAAGCTTTCAGCGAAAGACTGTTTTTTGGCCATGACAATGCCGGCGTTTTTGCCTGGAAAACAATGAAATTTTCAACAAACATCCAACAGGTGCTGTTTCAGATAGACACTGCCGAAATTTATGTTTTTAAAAATTCGCGTCATCTTTTTTCCTGGATGTCGGATAGAATATTGCATATCGGTACAAAAAAAGTCACCGTGTCCGATAATTTTGTTTTAGTCAAAAACATAGAAGATTCAGACATTGTGGGAGTAATTAACGCTAAAGGCAGAAAAGGTGTGTACAGGCATGTTTTCAGCAATGAAGACAATATTGAACATTACAGGGCGATATTTTTTGCCAATAAAGACGAATACGATGTTGAAACGGAAGAATTAATCGGAAAAAAAACCTATGAAAGCATCAGGACCGCATTGATAAATAATGAGGACGACATAAAAGAAGCTTATCTTTTTAAAACGGACCATGAATTAATCAAATGGCTGTCCAAGGATATCTAAAAATAAAAACCGTTGCTCCGGCGCGGTTTTTTTTTATTTATTAAAACAATCATGGAAAAACAGGAACAAAAAATTAAAGGTCACATAAGAATGACCGATGAAGAAATGACTCTTGAAACGGGAGAAAAGCTGTTCAGGATAGAACTGGCCGTTGACTGTAGATGGGGAAAAGCCGGCGAAAAAGGCGGATGGATCCAAAGTTTGGATAATATATCAGATGATGCATGGGTTTCCGATAATGCAAAAGTTTATGGTAATGCACGGATTTCTAATGAGGCATGGGTTTTCCGTAATGCAAAAGTTTGTGATAATGCACACGTTTACGGCAATTCATGCATTTACGATAATGCACACGTTTACGACAATGCGCACATTTACGGTAATGCACGGATTTCAGATAATGCACAAATTTTCGGTGATTCAAGAGTTTGGGCCAATGGAAAGGTTTTCGGTAATGCACGGGTTTACGGTAAAGCATGGGTTTACGGTAATTCACATGTTTTCGGTAAAACAGAAGTTTACGGTAATGCACGGGTTTGCGGTAAAGCAGAAGTTTACGGTAATGCACGGGTTTACGGTGATTCACCAGTTTTCGGTAATTCACATGTTTTCGGTAGTGCACGGGTTTACGGTAAAGCATGGGTTTACGATAATGCACGGGTTTACGGTAATTCACATGTTTTCGGTAAAGCAGAAGTTTACGGTAATGCACGGGTTTGCGGTAATGCACGAATTTTCGGTAAAGCATGGATTTACGCCGATAAATGGTCTAAATCACCTTTACAGATACAGGGAACAAAGGACTTTGTATGCAATTGTGCAAAAAACCGTTTATGCATAGGTTGTAAAGATAAAACATTTGAAGAATGGCTTGAATCTTACGAAAAAATAGGAATAGAAAATGATTACTCCGAAAGTGAAATTCAAGAATACAAATCTTACATTGACCTGGCAATCCGTTTATACGGCCAAAAATAAGACATGAAAAAACCGGAAACGGTTTTTTCTTTTGTAAACATTTAATAATCAAAAAACATGGAGTTAAAAATTCAAATCAGGATTAAAATTGATGCTTCTGAAGAAGTAATGAAAACGGACGGTGATTTAATCATTTCCGAAGCATACCGTAATGCCGCGGCAAAAATACTGATGGAAAAATGGGAAAGTTCGGTCGGGAAATATGCCAGAAACGGAAATACGGCAATCACTACGACCGAAATAGAGTTCACCAAGCAGAACCAGGTTAAGACGGACGGAAAAACAAATCCGGAAGACGATAAAGACAAAAAAGTAAAAGAATTGTGGGAACAGATCTTTAAATCCACTTTTCCCCTGGGCAAAGACCAACCGTACGGCATTACTGATTTCTTGGAAAAAATCCATATTCCGGTCAAAAAAGAAAAACCTGCTTTATCTGAATCTGAAAAAGACGAATTGATTTCGGATATGCTTCAAAAAAGCATTCGGGCCGTTGTTCCGAAAAGTTTTTTAATGCTTGAGTTTGACGGTTTGGTTCCTAAAAAACCCCAGGATTTAAAAAAGAAACAGAAACTTTCTGAAATTCTTACCATGGCCCATACCGCTTTGATGATGGAAGGAAACCCGGAAGACCTGGAGACTGCCGGTAAATTACGGGAACTGATTTTTAAGTACGCAGACCGTTAAATTCTTTTTGCCGTTTCGTGTTTTGTTAAAATGGTTGTTCTTTTAGGCAAAAAGAAGTGATTTAAGAGACTTTCTTGTGTAAAACATACTTAGGTATCGTTTGAAGCAGGAAAGTCTTTTATTTTTGCTTAAAACATTTTATGAGAAAAATAGAGATTTCAGTTTTCAGTTACCGTGAGCTTACGGATGAAGCAAAAGAAAAAGCAAAAGAATGGATATTCGAAAACGGGCCCATGTGCTGGGAAGATTTACGAAATACCCTGAAAGAATTCAAAAAACCGATTCCCGGTCTGGCCATTAAAACGAAATACACCAGTTATCCGGTAATGTATGTTCAAAACAATTGTTACATAGATTTCAATGACAGACTTGTAAATCTTTCTTTTTATCTGATGACTGGACTAAGGTTTTACAAATGGCTTGTCAATAATTTTGACCGTTATCTGTACCGCGGAAAAGTTTACGGCGGTTTCATATCCGGGCATCAGGGAGTTAAGCCAAAGCACCAGAGTAAAGTTATCAGTGAAAAATATGACTGCCCCTTTACCGGAATGATTTATGATGAATTCATAACCGGTCCCATATCCGAATACATAAGTTTTTACGGAAAAAACATACGTGAAGAATATTCTTTTGTGGATTTTATGGAATTCCTTTCAAAATCGTTTTGTCAAAAAGCGGAAGAAACAATTTCCCATGAATATTCGGATGATGAATTTTCTTCCGATTTTTGTGATGCAAACAATTTTGAATTCTACGAAGACGGAAGACATTACAACGGTTAATCTTTAAAATAAAACTTCCCGCGCGGAGTTTTATTTTTTATCAAACATTACAACCATGACTAATAAAGCAAAAACATTTGACCGGGCACTTCTTTACAAAATTGAAGACTCAATTATGAAAAACTTAAATTTTTCCTCACGTACCTATCCGGAAAGAAAATTGAAAAACATTGAAGTCCGTAAACTAAAAAGCACCATCGTTAAACTTAAAAAGAAACTTCAGGATGAAAAGAAAGCAAATATTTGAAATCGCCGTTTTTGTATTAGTATGCCATATTTCCATTTTTTCAGCATCAATGTCAATTTATGAGTATTTGCAATATAAAGAAGTTGATTATCTTATTTCGGGAATAGGCTTTTACACGGTGTATTTCGTTAGCGCCTGGATTATCCGCTATTTATTAATGCAAAAACCCCGTTAAGGGGTTTTTTCTTTTCTTAAAATCATGAAAAAGAAACACGTAAAAAGAATTGTTGAAAGAATAGATCTCAATCTTTTTGGACAAGAATTTGAAATTTTAGTAAGAAAAGACCGTAAATACGGAAAACGGGTATTTATCCAGATTCAATATGAGGACGAATGCCGTAGTACACGTGAAGTTTTACTTTTAAAAGGCCGTAAATGGTATCTTTCTGAATTTATGACCGAAGACGAAATCGTAAAAACATGTTACGCTGCATTTGAAGCATGCGTAAAACATGAAATAATGGAAGGTTTTTGTGTTGACGGCCAGATTCTTTTTAATCCGCATGTTAATTTTGAGGAATTGTTGAAAATAAGTTCAAAAGAAATAAAAAGAGAGCCCCATGGATAAAAACCTTAAAACTTTCGTTTACGATAAAAACGGATATTATCCCAGGATCGCAAAGAAGTCAGCTCCGGTCCAAAGCTGGGATTTAATGGTTGACGGAAAACGGTATCCGGGTGCAACGGCTTGTCCTTATTCGGTATGCCAGGCAAAAAAGAAGGAACTCAAAATGAAAAAAGCTTTCAAAGATTCCGTTTTCAAGATTGTTCCTCACAAAAAATAGAAAACCGTCCGCGGTTTTTTATTTTATTTTGATATATTTGAATCGTTAAACCAATACACGACAAGCAATGAAAAAACAAATTGCATTTCTGGCCCTGGTTGCGTTATGCTCCTCAGTGTCATTGCCGGTGATGGCAGAAAATGACGTGGGTATTGAAAAACAGGAATCGGTGAAAGAATTCCGCTTTGAAATCGCTACGGTTTCAGAATTTGAGCTTTCACCCGTCCTCGTTTTGCAAAACCCCGAAAAAGAAAGCTTTTACGCTTTTGTAAAAAGTCCGGCAGTGAATCCCGGCTACGTAAAATTTGACATTACAAAACAGTATGTGTCAACCCGAATACGCAATAACGGCGTGTTTGGTTTAATAATTACGTACAATTCAAAACTGCCTAAAAAAAACAAAGGAAAACCTGTTATCCGGTTTTTGTAGTTAGGGAATAAGGCATTTTAACATTACAGAAAAATCCTCCGTTAACCGGGGGATTTTTTTTGTTTATAAAATCAAATCAATGAATACACTTATTTTTGACGTAGAAACAACCGGCCTTCCGGTTTCATGGAATGCCCCGGTTACAAATGTCGGGAACTGGCCCAGGGTAATACAGATTGCCTGGCAGGTTTATGATCCGGAAGAAAACCTGATAAAAGAAAAAGAATACCTTATCAAACCCGACGGATGGGTAATACCAAAAGAAAAATTTTGGATTGACAACGGTTTCTCGACGGAAAAAAACATGGCTGAAGGAATTCCGATTTTGGAAGCGCTGCATGATTTTGTAAAAGATCTTCAGGACTGTTCGGTAATCGTTTCACACAACATGCAGTTTGATTATTCTTGTGTGGGAGCCGAAATGGTCCGCAAAAACCTGAAATCGGAAAACAAACCCAAAAAAATCTGTACAAAAGTTTCGGGTACCGATTATTGTAAAATTCCTTCATTAAATCCAAGGTTTAATGATTTTAAATGGCCCAATCTACAAGAGCTCCATTTCAAACTTTTTGGAAAAGATTTTGACGGAGGTTCACATGACGCGCTTGAAGACGTGAAATGTTGTGCAAAATGCTATTTTGCCATGAAAAAAATTGAAGGTATATTCGAAGACTTTTAAGCTGCGGAGATTTCTCCGGTTTTTCCATAGATAAAATCCCGTTCGCGGGATTTTATTTTTTATCACATTTAATCAAATTCTTATGGAAAAAGAAAGAGAAATCTGGGAACGCCAGAAAAAGCGTTATCCCAAAAACATTATTTTCATCAACAACGGGAAAAAAGTTGTTACGTTTGGCCGGGATGCGGAAACCGTATCGAATGAACCGGGAACATCAATATTTGAATTTCCGAAAAATGCATGCAGGGCTACCGATGCATTTATCGCAAAACTGAAAGGAAAAATATTCCTGGCCAAATGTTCCGTTGTATGACAAAATGCCCTACGGGGCTTTTTGTTTTTTCTAAAAAAAATGAAAAACAGCGCAGAATACACCAATCCGGCCATAGTAGCCGAAATAGAGGTAGTTTACCGTTCAATGGTGAAAGCATCCGAAAGAAAACAGATAAAAAGCAGTTCAGACGCTGCCAAAATATTCCGTGAAGCATACCCGGACGGCCAAATTGAATACAGAGAATTATTTTATGCAATGTATTTAAGTAAAGCCAATAAAGTATTGGCAATACAAAAAATAAGTGAAGGAGGTACTGCTTCAACTGTTGTTGACGTTAAAATGATAATGCAGAGTGCCCTTAAAACAAATTCACATAGAATAATTCTATGTCATAATCATCCAAGCGGAGCTTTAAAACCAAGTGAAATGGACATAAAACTGACTAAAAAATTAATTCAAGCCGGTGTTATTTTAGAAATTGAAATAACGGATCATATAATATTAACAGAAGAAGATTATTATTCTTTTGCTGATAACGGAATAATGAATGCATAAAAAATCCTTCGCGGATTTTTTTTTCTTTTAAAAATGATTGGAGTAATAAACGATGAAGCATATTTCCACAATGAATTTGTGGGAAAACTTTCAGAAGGAAAATGGAAAGCCGTAAAAGGAAAAGAAAAAGAAATGATCCGTGCAATTAAAAAAGGCTATCTGCCGGTAAAGGAAAAAGGGTTTTATGTTGAACGCATTCTGAACGATGCAGTGATGTTGGTTTTTTCCATTTTTCCGCTGGTTGGGATGATTTTATATTATCTCTACCAGATTGCATTGGAAAATGAGAAAATGCCGTAGGGCATTTTCTTTTTCATTAAACATCATGACAGAATACAATTACTCAAAGCTTATCGTAATAAGCCTGAAAGACAGAAAAACCGGCGAAGAATCACACAGCCTGATTGAATATTCTCTGTACGGAAAAAACAATGATTACGCCGTTTCGGTTTATGTAAGCACAAAAAATCCCGGAGAATACATTACATGCGTAAATCATGAGATTCCTTACCAATTTGTTCCGGGAACCGTTGAGTTCATAACTTTGGAAGATAAAACAAGAAAATATATCCAGAGTGCAAAACGAATTTTGATAAACCATTCAAAAAAGAAAATCTTCATTGAAATTTAAAAGCCCGTGGGCTTTTATTTTTTTTTAAACATGAAAACTCAAATCAAATTACAAGGCCAAGAAATTAATATCTCGGCAAAACTTACCGCAAAATCTGTATATTTTCCAAACTCGGATTCAAAAACAAAGCACAACCAGTACAGTATTTCCATTTCAAATGGTTCAGAAAATGTATCATTTAACTTTTATGATTCACAAGCCAATTTGAGCAAAACAGAGTTAAACGCAAACGGTTTGAAATATGCCCTTTATTGCTGTCTGACTGATTCTAACTATGCAGATTCAAATTTTGAAGATTTTTGCTCATCACTTGGATATGATGCAGATAACAAATACCCCAAACGAATTTACTCGATTTGTAAAAAAGCAAATGAAAAGATGAATTTGATATTTTCAGACATTTATGAGGCTATGGAAGAATTAAGAGAAATTTTAGGCGAATAATAGGGTGAGGCAACCTCAGTCAACATGTTTAATCTTTAATAATTAGTAAAATGTCACAACACGAACAAATAAACGCAATACACGAAAGCCTGATAAACGGACAAGGCAGACAGGCAGTTAAACAGATGCAGGATTATAGTATGTATGATTTTTTTGCCGACTATAGTACATACTTAAGAGCTATTTATGACGATGCAGAGAAGCGAGAGTCTTACTTACTTGCTGCCGCTAACTACTATTTCAGAATAACCAACAGATAATACCACCAACCCCGGACCGATTGACGGCAAAATAACAGTAAATTAAAAGTGCTTTTCAATCTTTCAAATGAAAGCCCCGTTCGCGGGGTTTTCTTTTTTCATAAACATGGAAAAATTAGAAACAATTGAAATTACAGAAAAGAAAAATGTATTTTTCAGTAAATACGCCGGAAAGTTTGACACTCCAAAAAAAATAAACAGAAGTTCCAAAAGTATACCGGAAAACTTCATTGATAAAATAGAAAATGGAGAATGTAACAGCGCAGATATTGAAATGCTACAAAATATCGTGCCAGTTTATACTTACAAAACCTGTTTAACAATACACGGAAACTTTCCTGACATAAACAGAACAAGAATAGGTGTCTATAAAAACATCATTCAAAACCAAAACGGAAGTCTTGAAATACGATGGAGTGCAATTGACAACCACAAAAAAAAGCAAATAAAGGAATATATACGCCCCTATTCAGGTTACAATGTCCAAGAAAACAGCACATCCGGAATATATTTTGAAAAAAATGTAGTAACAAGCAACAAGGCAGAAGCTTATAAAGTACTTGCAGAAATGAAAGCAGAAGCCGAAAATATGAACATACCAGGAATGATGGCAAAATTCTATGTAATGGGATATTCATATTGGGGCAGATACTATATAACACTTACAATTTTACCGTTTAAAATACACGGAGATCCTTTGGAAATAGCAGCAACAATAGTAGGAGTAAACAGTAATGAAATGCTTGAAACTTACAATGCAAGAAAAGCAGAACAAGAACGGAAAGACAAAGAACACAAAGAACAAATTGACCGAATAAACAATATAGTAGAAGAACAAATGCAAAAAGCATTAGAAGGAATAAAGCATCTCAGTAAAACCAAAATAGAACCGGTGCCCGGATCCGTTTATATTGTACCTACAGTTTCCAATTCAAAAAAACCATGTTACCGTTTTTATAAAATAACAGAAAAAGGCAGTTTTGGTAGAGTGAAAGTTGAAACATACCTTGCTGAAAGTCCGGAAATTGACAATAGTAAGTTTACTCCATTAATGAAAGGTAAACAACTAAAAGTTTCTGAAATAACAACAAAGGAAGTTTATAAATAAATATAAAACCCCCGTTCGCGGGGTTTTATATTTTCTTAAACATGAAAAAAACTTATGACGTACTTTCTCCCGACGGTTTTCCCATTAACCCTGAAATGGATTATCCAAACATTAAAACCGCAATCAAAGAAACCAAAAAATTTGCCAAACGGTATATCGGTCAGGGATATTACTCTTCAAACAAGGGACGTATTCCCATTGATTACATACCAAGCGAATGTACCCTTGTTGAAAAAGACGTAAACGGCAAACAAGTTTCTATTCCTTTGTGCGATTATTTACCCGGACGTTTTAACCAACCTTATTTCTAATGTATACGGAACTTACACAACATGTCAGGTATATGCCTGAAAGCAGTAGAAAACCATATTTTATTGCAAAAAATCAGGAAAATTTTATTAAACTTGTTCCCGTATTCAAATCTGAAGAGAAATTTGACTTTGAAGAGTTTATTACTCCAAGACGGGTATTTTGGGCAGATAATGAAGAACTGGAAAATGTGGAAAAATTTTTTGAAAACGTAAATGCTGTCATACAATCACATCATCAAAGCATATTTTTGATTAAAAAAATGGCACTTGAAAAACTTATCCAAGAATCAGAAAAACAGGCCGCGGCCTTTTTTCTTTTAAAAAACAGAAAAATGAAAATAAAAAAAATCAGGCTGGAAAAAGCCTTAATCACGCCGCAACAAAAGATTTCCGTTTCAATGGAAGCTGAAATCGAACCGGGAGAAAATCACGGGGAATGTCTTTTAGAACTGGAACAAAAGATTAATGAGGCAATCGGAACCGAAGGAACCCTCGAACTTTATCCTTCCGGTGTTTCAAAAGTTACAAAGCCCCAAAAAGCAGAACCGGAAGAAACTCCCGTAATCGAAAACAACGAAGAAAACGACGATTTTTAACAAACAAATACCAATTAAAATGCTGGAAGCAATATTAAACGCATTGGGTGAAGGAAAAGACATCCAACTGAATTTCAAAAACAACATGGTAATCATCGCCATGAAAGAAAATGATGAAGAAACATTTAATTCTCCCGTTATCGTAAAGAAACTGGATGAAAGTGTTATCGCTTCAACAATCGTGCAGTATGCAAAAATTCTTTCCACTGTTGAAGAACCGGATGTTACGGGCCTTGAAAATGTAAAATCGGTGAAAAAAGAACCTAAAGCTGCCGGAAAAACAAAAGCAAAAGCAAACGCTGAAGAAAAACCGGCTGAAAAAGAATCAGCTGAGGAAAAACCAGCCGATCCAAAATCAATCCAGGGCCCAAATCCTGAGTTGTTCAAATTGCCGAGCGAAGAACGTATTGAAAAATACAAATCAGAAAGTTCCACAGCATCACAGGCTTCTCCCGGAGATGAATTTCCCGAGCCCGTAAATGAGCCGGTAAAAGAAGAAACGGCATCGGCCACTGACGTAGCATCTTATTTAGACGAAGAGGAGGATTTTTAAATGAATGAAGCACAAGTAATGGTGAGAGAGTTCTTGGTAAAGAACGGCACCAAAGAAACCGTTTTCCCGGATCCGGGAATAAAATTCACCGTCAATGAAGTGAAAAAAATGGCATCTTCCGTTTATCCGCCTGTTTTAACTTCGTCAATAGAAGGTCCTGTTTATGAAGGTGAAAAAGCAAAATATACTTTTGTATGTGGAGCGAAGACCAAAGGTTAAAAACTGTCGAACTTAAAAACAAGTATCTTAAAAAATGGGGAAAATCAAAAAAAGAGACAAAAACCATCGAACAAATGGAAAATCTCAAATTCGATTTCTACAAAAATTCAAAAACGATACCTGTTCCCACGGAATGTTTGAATGTAAAACTGTAATAACCGATTTAAAGCCCAGATTAAAACCCTGGGCTTTTTTTACGGTTGATTATAACGAAAGCGGAAATTATGAAACACACTGGGAGCAAGTTTTTGAAAATTTTGTTGAAGCTTTTTCCGGATATAAAAAGTTTGACATTATCAGCGAAAGTAATCTGGACAAAAATCCTGAAGAAATGATTGATTTGATGGGCCAGAAACTGAATTTGGTTTCTTATGTCCATTATACCGATTTTTACGGAATTGCCAGTTTTGTTGAAAATATTGAGCTTAAATGGGTAAAAGTTTCATTAATAAACAGTCTTCCCGAAAAAGAAAAGATTCTTTTTAAATGTTTGTGTTATCTGCTTTACCATGTCTTTGACAAAGGGAACGATTCAGTTTATATTGATGAACTTTCAGAAATCATTACCGAAACGGAACAGTATTCAAAAAATGAATTTACGGTTGAGTTGTTTTCGGGTCATTCGAGAAACAGAAAAAACAGTCTGGCTTTGACAAAAAATGAAAGAAAGGCAAAAGAAATATATTCTTTCATCGAAAATGCTTCAATACATGAAGTAATCCAGATACTTGAAGAACAGTCTTACTCAAACACAAGAAATCTGCTTTTAAAAGCCGCAAAATGTTATTCACATACTGACGGTTATTCAATCTGTTGTGTTTCTGATTTAGGCACAGGTGAAATATTTCCTGTCGATCCGGTTGTTTTTTCATGGGATTTTGATGATTCTGATTTAAATTATGGATACATAGTAACGGTAATTCCGCTTCATGAAAATGTACCTTTTCAAAGTCCGAAATACAAAAAAATAGAAAAACTGATTTATTTATCATTAAAACTTTTGACCGAATATGAGCGCTTTGAAACTCACGAATGCGTTACTGGTGTTTAAAACCGGCGACAATCATAATTATTACGAGCTGGCCACTTACCGGCAAATTTCGGAAACTTCTTATGAAGAAACTGAAAGAAAACCTGTTACCCCCGATTTAATCAGGAAGTTGAATCTTTTTACCATTCCCGAAAAAGAAAAGTTTTCACTGAAAGGAAAGCTAAACCGAAACGTCATAAAAATGGATGTTTCAAACCAGGGATATGAAATAACGTGGGAGCCCAAAAACTACAGTTCAACCGTAATTGTGGTAGGAGAACATTTTCCCGTGAAATGGCCTAAAATCATTTTTAAGGCCAATGTTGACAAATTATGGGTTTACGTATTAAAACAGGGAAAACTTATGTCAAATCCTTTCCCCAATGTTTCCGGAGGTTCCCAGATGTGTTTTGGCAATATTGATAAAAAAAACTCATTCAGTGATTTTGAAGACTTTTTTGAAACATTTGAAAGTTATTTTTTCAATACTTCATTTACGGATTCAAACGAATTTCTGGAAAGTTGTATCAATTTAAAACCGAATTTAACATTACTGAAAAACCATGCATCTGATTAATCATTTTATCCAAAAAGAAGGAAACCAGGATCCGGTAACAATTGCGGTAATAGGCGCCGGCGGAAACGGCTCACATTTTCTTTATTCACTGGCGGCATTACAGAATGTTCTTTACCAAATCCGGGGCCAGGAATTGGCCGTAATGGTATATGATGATGACCTGGTTGAAAAACACAATTGCGGAAGGCAGTTGTTTTTCGAACAGGAAATAGGAATGTCAAAATCAAGAGCCATAATCCAGAGAATAAACAGAAGCTATGGCTATTCATGGGAATTTCGTGAACAAAAGATGAAATCGTGCCCATCGGCAAACATTGTCGTTACTTGTACCGATAACATTGCTTCGCGAAAAATCATAGAAAAAGCACGTTCCAAAACACATCAGCACAGATACCATAACCATTATTCCAATTTGTATTGGCTGGATATGGGTAATGACCGAAATTCAGGAAACGTGATTTTGTCAACTTTTGTAAAATCCGGTAATAATTCACTTAAAAGCGTATTTGAAATTTTCCCGGAATTGATGAAAAAAAAAGAAGACAATAAACCTTCATGCGGAATGCTGGAATCTTTAATGCAGCAAGATGTTTTTATCAATAAAATAATTGCGACACTGGCCGCAAAAATGTTGAAAACGCTGTTTTTGGATTCTACAACAAACCACCATGGAATATTTGTTGACATAGAAAATCCTTCAATGACAGAAATACCCTGCTGACGCGGGGTTTTTCTTTTATGTAAAATTTTATGGATGATATCAACTATGTGCCAAAAGAAATACTAAAATTGGCCAAAGACGTAATTTTGCTCGGGGAAAAAACAGAATTTCATTTAAACGGACATGAAATAACGGTAGAAGTGGGTGAAGAAGAAACAGTGTTTACCAAACTTATGAACTGGAGTAAAACCATTCCGAATTCGGAAATAATCAAAAAGGCTTAAGGCCTTTTGTTTTTTTGAAAATATTAAAAAAACGTTGTATGTTTGTGCAACACAAAAGCGTATGAAAAAACCAAGAGATTATCAGATTGAAGGCGTTGTAGCTTCGGAAGCTGCATTAAAAAGAGGCGTAGACAGACAGCTTATAGTTTACGCAACCGGATTGGGAAAGACATTTACGGCCGTTACCATTGCAAAAAAAATGAAAAGAATGCTATGGCTGACACACCGTGAAGAATTGATAGGACAGTCGGCCCTTTCTTTTGCTTATGACATATTTGAATATGAAAAAGCAAACATCATAAGCGACGAAGGAATCATTCCTCTGCTTAAAAGAATCAAAAAACAAAAGTTGGACCAGCCTTCCATTTTTAATCCCGATGCCAATTTTTATTACGAAATAAAAAGAAACATCGGAATCATAAAAGAAGAAAACTTTGATATTGACGCAAAATACGTTTTTGCTTCGGTACAGACTCTTTACAACAGGCTTGAATTAATATCCCCGGATCATTTTGACGGAATAATCATTGACGAAGCACACCTTTCAATGGCCGAAACATGGAAAGCGTGCGTTGAACATTTTAAGTTCAGGATTCTTATCGGACTTACCGCTACACCGAAAAGGCTTGACGGATTGCCGTTGACCCATATTTTTAAAGAAGTGGTTATTGAAAAAGACATTCTTTTCGGAATAAAAAACGGATGGCTTGTTCCCATAAAAGCGGTAAGGGTTAAAACAAAACTGAATATTTCAAAAGTTTCTTCAACCGGAGGTGATTTCAATACCAAAGACCTTGAAATAATTAACTGCCGGGAAAGAAATGAACTTATTGTTGAGTCTTACATAAAAGAAGCAAAAGGTTTAAAAGCTATTTTATTTTGTTCCAGCGTGCGTCATGCAATTGATTTATGCGAAGTTTTTTTGGAATACGGAATAACAGCTTCATTTGTGTGTGCTGATAAGAATATATGTCCGGACAGAAAACAACGTCTTGCAAAGCATAAAAAAGGCGAAATTGATGTAATGCTGAACGTTGACATTCTTACTGCCGGATACGACGATCCGACAATAAAAGTAATCGGTCACGCAAGCCCAACACAAAGTCTTGTGGCATACCTTCAGAGAACCGGAAGGGGGACAAGGCCGTTACCGGGACTTGTGGACGGACTGGACAGTGCCAAAGACCGTATTGCCGCAATCCTGAATTCCGAAAAACCGGAAATGATTCTTTTGGATTTTGTCGACATAACGACAAAACACAACCTGGTTAACAGTTTTACCCTTGATGAAGGGAAAGAAATAGAAGATCTTGTTTTCGTAACAAATGAAGAACGTCAAAAGCTCGAAGAAGAACGTATACGCCAGCTTGAAGCAGTTACGGAAGAAACTGAATATGTTGATCTGTTAAAACTTCCAAAACATAATTCCCTTCAGTTTGCTTCAGATAAAATGAGAGAACCGGCCACTCCCGGCCAGCTTGATTTTTTACGGAAACTCGGTGTTTACCAAGATGGGGTATTTTATACAAAAGGCCAATGTACTGAACTTATTTCAAGCGCCCAGGCAAGTGCGGCCCACAAAGAACTCTTACGTAAAAACGGTTATGACATATCCATGGGATGCACCATTGCACAGGCAAATGCCGCGCTTTTGGAATTAAGGAGCAAAGAAATGAAAATGAGCACTTCGTTTAAAGGCCTTATGTAATTCGCGGTATTTTATAGTTTTTAAAAATCTATGAATTTCACAAGTAAAAAAGATACCAAAATGCCCAAAGGATTCAGTTACATAAACCACGAAAAAAGGTCCCGTTTAAAATTAACGGTCAATGAGTACATTTTTGCCGACTATCTGGAACAGTGTTTAAAAACGGATATCAAAATAAACACGGAAAGCCTTGTTAAAATGATGGGGCCGGACGTAATTGAAAAACCCGTTGAAACACTTGATTCCTTAAAATTTAAAGGAATAATCAATTACACAAAAATCAACGGAATTTTTAATGTTGAAATGACAAACGTATGGGGCCTTGTTTCCAAAAAAGACGAGCTGTTTGAAAAAATATGGAAAATTCTCCGTAATAAAGGAACCAAAGAGAAAGCGCGGAAAAATTTCGTAAAAACGATCCGTGTGGTTCCTTATGAAACACTTGAAAAAGCTGCTTTAAAACTTGTCAGTGAAACCCCGGACGTGACATTCCAGATGTCCGGACATAATTTTCTTGATCCATCGATTAAAGCCTGGGAAGACATACTTGCAAAAAAAGCCGAAGAACCGGTAAATAAAATTGCAGTTCCGGACGGCAGAAAGGAGACCCGATGAAAGAAAAAGAAATTTTGGGTAAAGTGCCTCCCAATGCGGTTGAAGTTGAAGAAGCCGTATTGGGAGCACTTCTTCTTGAAAAAGATTCATTTTTCATTGTTGACATGATATTAAACGAAGACTGTTTTTATAAAGAAGAACACAAAATCGTTTATTCGGCAATAAAGGAACTGAACCAAAAAAATGAGCCTTGCGACATTCTTTCGGTAACAAATTTTTTGCGAAAAAAAGGGAAACTGAATGACGTGGGCGGTGCATATTATATTGCATGGCTTACAAACAGGGTAGGTTCGGGTGTTAATATTGAATATCATTCAAAGATAGTCAAAGAACAATGGATCAAACGGGAACTCATAAATATCGGTTCGCGTTTAATGATGGAAGCCTATGACAACCAGGTTGAAGCTTATGACATTCTTGATAAAGCAGGTTATTATCTGTCAAAAATTGAAACAGGACAAAATTCTTCCAGTTTAAAAACTGCCGCGCAGCTTTCAAAAGAAGTCTGGGATTATTCAATAAAAGTAGCGGCCGGTGAAGATATGGGAGGTATTTATTCCGGGATAGAGTCAATAGACAAAATTACGGGAAAATGGCTTCCCGGAGACCTTGTTTTAATAGGCGGACGTCCTTCAATGGGAAAAACCATGACAATGATGAACATTGTTATGAGTAATGCCATAGAAAAAAGAAAAGGCCTTGTTATTTCCATTGAAATGAAAGACCTTAAATTGGGGATTCGTCTTGCTGCTTCACTTGCCGAAATTGATTCCGAAAAAATCAAAAACGGAACGATGACTACCGAAGAACGGAAAGCTTTTGACAAAGCAATCGGTTATATGGAACAAATGCCTATTTTAATTGAGGATTCCATTACCGATATCAACAAAATCAAAAGTCTTGTCCGGAAAGTCAAAAGAAAAAATCCCGATCTGGAATACGTAATGATTGATTACGTACAAAAAGCAACCGGTAAAAATCCTGAAATAAGCAATCCGAGCAGGGAACAGCAGATATCGTATATCAGCGGGCTTTGTAAAACAATCGCAAAAGAAGAAAAAGTCGTTGTGGTATTGCTTAGCCAGTTATCGAGAATTGACGGAAAAACAAAAGATTTTGATTCCAAAAAACCTGATCTTTCGGATTTACGTGAATCCGGAAGTCTTGAACAGGATGCGGATATTGTACTTTTCCCGTTCAGGCCGGCGTATTACCGAGAATATGAAGGAGCAAACGGAGAAGATATTACGGACGATATCTGGTTTCTTATCCGTAAAAACCGGGACGGTTCTATCGGTGACGGCGTTTCAAAATGTAACCTGAGAACACAAAAAATTATTTCAACACAACTTTACAATTCACAAACAGAGTTATTTTAATCATGAACATTACAGTAAGATCAAAAGCGCAGATTGAACAGGATTTTTCCGGGTTCAAAAAATTGATTGAGGATTACAATGCCAAAATATCAAAAATTGAAGTAAAAGACGATGTTTCCGAAACGGAGCTTTCGTTAATGCTGAAATCGTTAAACGATTTGGATAAACAGATCGACGACAAACGCAAAGAACTTAACAGTCCTTTCCAAGAACAAATTACGCTGCATAACGACGTGGCAAAGTTTGTAATGGGATTGACGCCCCAGGTATTAACCGAAGGCCGTAAAAAGCTTGCGGATTACCGTATCCGCAAGGAAGAAGAAAATAAACGGAAAGCCGAAGAGCTTAAGAAAAAAGCCGAAGAACAGAAAAAAACAATCAATGCCGACGAGGCTGAACAGAATGTTTTAAAAATCAGGCTTCTTGAGCACGCAAAAAGCACTATTCTTAAAATTGCCGAAACCGAAACATACGAGCAGTTGAATTCCGTTTTTGATACTGAATTTCGTAAATACGGCTGGGACGAATTTAAATCGGTGGAAAAATCGGTGGAAAAAACAAAAGAAATCATCAAGAATGCTGCTTCAAGCCGGAAAGTGTTTGTAATGATTGAAGAGCCGAACGAACAGCAGCTCAAAGACGCACAAACTGTTTTAAGCCAGATTTTCAAAACCAAAACGGACATTGAAGGTTTAATCAAAAAATTGTCCGAAAAAACGGCTAAAACCGTTGAAAAAATGGAAGAAGTTGCCGTTGCGACAATTGAAGCCAACAAGTTAACCAAAGCTTCAACCGGTTTAAGAAAAACCTGGACTTTTGATGTTTTGGACATCAGTAAAATTCCCATTGAATATCTTCAGGTAAACGAAAAAGCAATTAAGAATTACATTGCCAAAAATCTTCAGGGTACCAAAAAAGAAGAAGATGTTTCAATCGAAGGAATCCGTTTCTACAAAAAAGCAAGTGCAACACTTTAGAAAAAGCCCGAAAGGGCTTTTTTCTTTGATTAAATCATCATGAAAATAAATTCTGTAAAAGACCTGGCAAATATGGCAGCCGAAGTTTCCGGAATTAAAGACGTAAATCCGGAATCACTCATTAAGCGCTTTTTTAAATTTACGGAAACGCAGACCAGAATGAACAGAAGTCCAAACTGGTCCTTTGTGCGTTTTATAAAAATCAGACCAAAAAAGACAAAAAGAAAAAAAAAGACGGGTCATTTAAAAAATAGTTTCAAAATCTAAAAAAACGTTGTATGTTTGTGCAACAAATTTTAATAAAGTATAAAGTATGAAAGCAAAGTCAACAGGAAACGGAGAAGGTAATTATGCTATGCCCACACCAGGTTCACAACAAGCAATTTTAACTCAGGTAATCGATCTTGGAACACAAAAAGAAGATTTCAAAGGTGAAGAAAAATTAATCCATAAAGTGAGAATCGGATTTGAGCTTACCGACGAATTTTATGAAAAAGGAGAGAACAAAGAGAAAGTGCCTTTTACCGTATCAAGGGATTTCACTTTTTCAACTTCAAGCAAGGCCCATTTACGAGCTTTCATTGAAGGTGCGATTGCCAGAAAAATTACCGCCGAAGAAGAAGAAGAAGGATTTGATCTTTTTACGCTTTTGCCGGGAAAAAACAAATCGGGCAATTTTATCATCAACCTTTCAATCAACAAAAGCACAAAAGGGAAAGATTATGTGTTTATTAACAGCATAAGCCCTTTAATGAAAGGACAGGTTGAGAAAAAGCCAAAAACGGCATTGGTAAAATTTGATTTCACCAGTGATGAACCGACCGGCCGCTACCGTGATTCTTCCCACGACGTAACCGGACACATTGAAACATTCGAAGTTCTTCCAGAATACGTACAAAAGAAAATTAAAGCTTCCATGGAATACTCTTCAGTGTTTCTTAAAAAAGATACTGAAGACGGAATTTCCGAAGAGCAAAGTGATGATGTACCGTTTTAACACAAAGGGCGAAAGCCCTTTTTTTTCTTTTTAAAATATGAAAGTAAAAGCAAAAAACGTAAGTCCCGCAAAAATCATTTCCTGGGATCCCGGAAATTATACGGTTCTGATTAAAAACATGCAGTTGGCCAGGACAAAATACGGCCAGCCGATAATGACTAAAAACCAGGAACCAAAAATTGAAGTCATTTTTAAATGCATAAACACCAAGAAAGAGATTTCTTATTTCTTTTTTGATACGGAAAAATCAAAATGGATAATCAAAAAACTTTGTAAAGCCGTTGGTATTCCCGAAACAAAAACCATTGATGTTTCACTTTTTGTCAAAAAGCCCGTTGTTATTTCAGTGCGTCATTGTAAATACAGTGAAGACGGAGAAACAGTTTTGCATGATTCACTCGGTAATGAAATCATAACCGTTGAAGTATTTGACTTTATGAATGTGGAAGGTGCTCCTTCCCAGCTTGAAGAAGACAAGTTTATCTTTTACAGAAGTGCCGCGGAATTAAAATGGAACCAGTGATATGGAAGATACGATTAATTTTTACGGCACCGTAATCAACGGTAAACTGATGCATTATAAACCGAATTTATTCCATAAGCATTTAATGTCGCTTGACGGAAAAGAATTCCAGCTCAGGGTTGTCCAGAGAGAAGAACCGACTACGGTTAACCAGCACGCTTATTACAGGTACGGCATCATAAAACAGACCTGCATGAAAACAGAAATTTTCGGAGGCTGGAAAGAAAATGAAATTCATGATTTTTTTGTTGACAGGTTTTTGAGTGTGGAAGTAATAAAAGAAATTGACGACGAACAGGTAATATTCAAGAAGAAAAAAAGCACATCAAACCTGAGTAAAAAAGCATTTGCGCAATTTATAAACGATGTGAATGAGTTTTTGGCCCAGTATGACATTTATCCTTTATTGCCGGAAGAATACCACTCCGAAAAACATAGAGGAAATGAATCTGAACAAAGAAAAACTTAAAACAAATCCCGTAAGCGTTCTGGTACAGGACGATTTACTGAGAAACGAAGTTAAATTCAGGCTGGATAACAGCGGATATTCAATGTCCGCAATATGCCAAAGATTGAGGGAAGCCGGTGTTGCCATAGACAAAACCCGGCTTTCCAGATATCTTTCGCTGACAGGTGAAAAAAACGGGCTTACCGATGAAATACTCATAGCGCTATGTAAGTTTTTGGGCATATCCATAGAGCTCAAAGTAAAATATACCGGAAGAACGGAAAAAGAAAACATTAAAGAACTTTTAATTTACATCAATGGCCTTAAAGAAATCAGAAAAGAAAAGCCGAAAAGACAGGCCGAAAGTCCTATTTTTGACCCAGACGCCGACTTTTAAGGAAGTAAAAAAACTGAAGGTTGAGAATGCTGTTTTTATTCCGGGAGACGTAATTTCTTCAAAAAACTCAAAAGTTAATATACGGATCAAAAACAGCAAGTTTAATCCTTCAATAATGAGCCCGGCCGCAACCAGGTATTTAAAAGTATCAAAAAACGACTGGGAAAACATGGCAATGGTTTTCAGGCATAAAGTAAGACTTCTTCAGGACAGTTTTCCGCTTTTCCTACAGTTCATTTTTGTAAGACAGGAAAAAAGGCTTTTTGATTATCACAACATGGTTCAATTTCCGGTAGACATCATGCAGAAATTTGGATGGATTAATGATGATGATATAAGCCAAATTATAATTATCCCTTACCACACTGTTTTTTTAAACCGTGAAAAACCGGGTATGTACATAAAAGTACTTACCAAAGAAGAAATAGAAATATTCAAAATAATAGGAGACGTACAGTATGATGAATAGAAAATATCTGTTTTCCCGTGGTTTTTTATATTTTAAGGACCAATCCGGAAAAGAATACAGAAGTATAGAATTGTCCATGCCCCATTTTCCTGAAAACATTCTTAACAATGACAGGATGTTTATAAAAAAAGCCCTTTCAAATTTTTCGGACACACAAATTTCAAAACTGCAGGTAACTTCTTACGGTCTTCCAAAAATATTCAGGAAAGAACTCTCTGAACCTTTTTTTGAAAGCAACATTACAATCAAAGAATGGTTTGAATTGGGACTTCTCTTTTCCGCAGACAAAGAAAAACTTTATAAGGACGTGAATAATTTCACCAAAAATGTTGTGTTTGAAGACAAGCATATCACATGGAAACCGATTCTTGAAAAACTTTTTGTTTTGCCGGAAGTAAAAAAATATCTTGAATTCGTGAAAGAAGAACGAAAATCAAAAAACATATTTCCTTCCGAAAAAGAAATGTTCAATGCTTTTAAGTTTACGCAGTTTAATGCGGTAAACGTGGTAATCGTGGGCCAGGATCCTTATCCTACCGCCGGACATGCACACGGACTTTCTTTTAGTTGTTTAAAAGGGATTCCGGCTTCGCTGAAAAATATATATACCGAAATTACTTTCGAACTATACAATACAAAAAACTTCAGTGATTATTTTGCCGACGGGAACCTTATACCCTGGGCCGAACAGGGAGTATTGCTTTTGAACACTGTTTTGAGCGTCGAAGAAGGAAAACCGGAAAGTCATGTAAAAAAAGGATGTGAAGTGTTGACATCAAACATAATTAAAAAACTTTCCGAAGAAAGAAAAAACATAGTGTTTATGTTATGGGGATCAAAAGCACAATCTTTCATTCCGTTAATCGACACAAAAAAACACCTTGTCCTTAAATCGGGCCATCCTTCACCAATGTCCGCAAACAAAGGTTTGTGGTTTGACAACAAACATTTTGTACTGGCCAATGATTATTTTATAAAAAACGAAAAACCTATCATAAAGTGGACGGGTGAAAAAATTGAAAGAAAATCCCTAACCATTGAAACAGATGATTTTTAAACAAAAAACAAAGCAATGAATACCGTACATTTATACACCAATCCGTACAGAAGATTGCCGGGAGAAGAAATCCCGGTAATGCTTTCAAAAGGAACGATAAAACATTTTGTCGTTCCTTTTCATTTTAATGACAAAATCATTCCGTACAAAACGCGTTTCTTTCTGCATGAAAAAGAAACGGTATGTAAAGGGAGCGCCACGGTAACGGGGATTGAAGAAATTTTTATCAGGATATCTTTGGGAAATCTTATTGTTTATTACGAAAATGAACAGCCCTGGAGCCGGTACATGACCAAAATGTTTATCCGGAATTGCGGTTTTCATTCTGATACCGAAATGATGAACTATTTAATATCCAGCCTTGGTGTCAATACCTCTACCGTAGGAAAACGTCTTAAACTGCTTTATTTTGGCAATTACGGGTATGATGAAAGGAATGTTATATGTCTTTCATGCGGAACGTTGAAGCATTCCCCGGCCGGAAGCTATATAAATCCGGAAACATCAAACCTGATATGTGAAGACAATACGCTGGGTATATGTACCAAATGCATAGGAAAAACTTTTGCGGAATTCGGCTATTCGTTTTTGTTCCCGAAGAACAACATAAAAAACAGAAATGTTTTGATAAATAATGACATTTTTGAACGGATTTCAATGAGGATTCCGGTTGAGGCATTTTTCTATTACAACATTCCCCGTTCGCACCTGGGCAATTTCAGCATTTCAAAAATCCAGGATCCAAACAGGCCTAAAAATTCCATAACCATAAGAATTAAAAGGGTGATTACTGAAAAAAGACTTGCAGAAAGCGCAAAAAAAGACATGGTTGTGATAAGCAGGTACGGAACCATAAAGCTGAAAAAAAAACAGTTTTTGAAAAATATGGAAAGGATAAACGGCCAGACGGAAAATATTTATTCGGACCTTTTTTCAAGACAGTTTGTAAAAGGAAACATTAAATTTGAACATAAACAATGAAAACAACAAAGTGGATTAAACAAAAAGAAATTGAAATAAGTAACGAAATAGAATTATTGGAACAACAAATTCGTGAACGAAATATTAAAGAAACTGATTATGTAAATACTATTTATATGCACAAATCAGGAAAAGAAAGCACTTTGACTATAGATCAAATGCTAAATATTTTAGTTGCGAAAAAAAGTTTACTTACTGAAATTTTACATTAACAAAAAAGCCCCGGTAAGGGGCTTTTCTGTTACACCGATTGGGTATGCGTGAACTGGGATTACAAAGATTATAATTTTTCGCAATATTCCAAAATTTCTTTGCTTCTTGACAAAGCTTTTGCACGGCCTCCCGTATGATCATTTTTGATATATTCCAATGTACGGCCCCAGCCGGCGTTTGCATGGTAAAAATAATTTACCGCATCATCCAGGTTTTTAAACTGCTTTGCATTCTTGATTTTGTATTCGGTCATTAAATCAGCCGGACATTTTTCAATACGGTTTTCCATGTCTGCAATACAGGCCTGTACCGCATTATCAAAATATTCAATCAGCTCGGGATTTTTAACAAAATCAATGCCGGTTTTCTTTTTAAGAAGATTAAAAACGTTTTTGAAAGTTGACTGGTTAAATCCACCCCCACGGTATTTCCATCCGTCGCCGTATTCTTTGTTTCCGTTACTGTTTCCGTAAAGCACTTCGAAAAAAGCTTCATTGTTTTTTTTGTTGCGCTCAATCCACGAATCACTGTATTTTGCCAGTTTTGTCCTGAATATTTTACGGATTCTTGCCAGGGGAGTATTTCCGTATCCTTTTTCACGTACCGGCCTGAATCCGCTTTCTTTGCTTAAAACACAAAGAACGGCAACCGCCGAAATAAGATTAAACTGTTTTTCACGGAAAGCTTTGTAAATCTTTTCCATATTGGAAACAGATTCCGGTTTTAAAGTCTTGATGTAGCTCATTATTTTTTGTTTAAAATTTGCTCTCTTTTTTTTGCATATTCATCTTCAAGCTTGGACAGCTCCGAATATTTTTTTGTGTCAGTTACGTAAACTCCGATTTTTTTTTGGGTTTCTCCCCGTATGTATGCATCGGTATCCGCTTTTAAAATACGGTTACGCTGCACTTCCTTTTTATGTTCAGAATAAGTTTTTACGGCAACCTGAATGCCCCTGATAAGCCAGTAAAAACAAAAGGAAAGAGTAACGGCCAATGAAGCCCAGGTAGGTATTTCGGCTCCCGGAACCGATATCTGGTTTCCTATTTTCTGAGCCATGAACCGCAATGCCAGAATGAATGAAGGAATGGCCACCACTGCATCTAAAACCTGTATCCCGGTCATTTTACTTTCTGTTATAAGTTTTCCCTGCATGATCAATCTGTTTAAATTTAAACAACTTTGTACGACTGTCAATCTGTGAAATAATATGGTGTGGCGCATATCCGCATAACCAGGTGCATGATCTCTCAAAAACTGTGTAAAGCTGGGGATCGGATATTTTATTGAAAAGATAAACATCAAAATCAAGCAGATGATATGAAACTACCAAAAGGATTGAAATTAATGCCGAAATCAAATGCGAAACGAAATTGTCTTTTATGTAAAACAAAACATCAAGATGTTCGGGAGTGTTTGTGCTTTTTTTATCCCGGCGGTAAATGGAAACGGCTACTGCAACCGCTATTCCGATTAAGGTTAAGAATACTTTTTCTTTCATTGTTTCAATTATTTGATTTCAAATTTAATATTCTTTTCATAAACGGGAAGTGAATCACAATTATCAATAACTTTTACTTTGTAATTCCATTTGTCGGTTCCGATAAGTTTCCATTTAAAAGTCCAGAATCTTTTAAAATCACGCATGGAATGACCTTTGTTTTTTTCTTTGAAAGAAAGTATGTCAATGTTTTTTTTCAAAGTGCCGTTAACTGAAGCAACCGTATCTCCCGTTATCCAGGTTACTGTTCCCGGAGAACATCCCCATATAAACGAAATTGAATTTTTTTCATTTGCAACCGAATCGGTATAAACTGTATCACGTATAATTACAATAGAATCCGAATACTGTTTTGAAGAAATTATTTTATGGAGTCCTTTTATTCTGGACTCTTTTAAATCATTTTCTTTGGCCAGTCTTTTTATCTCATTTTCGAAATACGGAAATTGGTTTAATTCACTTTTAAGTAAATTGATTTCGGCAACATATTCCGAAGTATCATTGACTGCACTTTGGGCGTTTGCGGCCCATCTTTGGCGTTCAAGTTCAAGATTGTTGTATGATTTATTTTTTTGGCGAACGGTAAACATAAGTATGCCCACCAATACACACAACAGAAAAATAACGAAAAAAGGCCAATACTTTTTAAGTATCGGCCATACAGTTTTTACTATCGGAGTCAAAAAATCCATATTTCTATAAAATTAACTTTTAACCCATATCTCTCCATGCTCCATTCTCAAAGACACGAAATTTATTTGATGCGGTATTGTAATACATTGCACCGTTTTCACCGGTAGGCTCAACAGAAAGATTAGGTAATACAAGGCCGTTTGCGTTGTATTTTAATGCGGCACCGGGTGTTGTTACCCCGGCAACTTTTTTGCTTCCAAACTTCCATTCCCAACCATTATCATTTAAATCAACTCGGTGTTCATCCCAGTTATCTGCATCAACAATATTGAACGCCCACCAAGAGTAAATTCCAAGAGAGCCAACGAAGTTTCCTGCAATATCGCTGAGAATGTCTTGGTCAAATAAATAATGGTCGGCCGTTGCTTCGGTAAGTGAAGCTCCTTTGGCAGAAAAACCGGCTTGTAAGCCGTCTTGGGTAACTTTACGGGCCGAAAGATTTGTAATGTATAATCCGGTATTAGGATCAAGTCCGGTTTCAAGACCCGCAAATTCACCGGTTGCAAAATTGAAATAACCGTTCATTACCTGTTTACCAAGACCTGGGCTAAATGCATCACGGTCAAATATTGCGTTATGAAATACGTCGTCTGCGGAAATTCCAAGCTGCGGAATACTTAAAGGCCCGTAAACAAAAGGAATATTACTGAACTTATAATCACCGGAAACAAGTTCATATTGATGTGCTCCCGTATTAATTTGGGTATTTCTTACTAAATTTCCCCCTTGCTCAACAAAACCCTGAAATACATTAGCTCCGTTACGCGCTTTTAAAATTTGATCGGCATAATTTTTATTAGCGGCATCATATTTATGAATGGGATCATTAACCATACCCAGTCTTGTGGGTTTTCCTTCCGGAACCAGGTTTACTTTTGGGTATTTACCCTGTGTCAATATTACGTGAAACATTTTTATATCGGAATTAAATTGTTACAAACGCCAAATACGGGAAGCTCTTCCGGCTTATCCATACATAAACCCAGATATGAATTTACAAAAAAATAAAAAGAGGAAAAACGGTCTTTGTCCGTTTCATTAATTTCTGACTGCATAAATTCAAAGTTTTCTGAGCACAAATATTTTTTAATCATCATCTGGTAATTAGCCCAGACAAAATTGAATTCATCCCATTCACTCTGTGATACATTGCCGCCGGCCAGCTTTGACTTAAGCAGACAGGCACGTTTGCACATCAATGCACAAAGAATACCTTTCAAATATTTTGCTGTCTGGCCTTTTTTCATTACGGTTGTAAATATTTAGTTATTTTATAGTCTGCTATTTGTAACTCAGCATTAGAATTATTTATTCTAAATGTAGGGATAATTACTAAATCATTTCCATATTCCTGAGTGTATCCGTTTACTTGATTATTTGGAGTATACGGTAAAAAACCTTTGTTAGCTGCATAACAAGAATGATCAATAACAAATTGAAAGTTTAAGTCACCCGCAACTTTTTGTCTTGTAATTGTTGTTCTTATGCGTATTCTTGAAGATTCTATATCAGAATCAACGTTACTATATGCTTGTGTTTCAACTCCATTTATAAACATTTTTATAGCAAATGCAGAACCGGTTCCACTATCACCAAATCCAACTAACCAATCTATAACTGCATAGTCACCGATTTTAGGAATTTCAGAACCAAGTAACGTGAAAGATAAACCTGTCATTTGTTGGTCAGAAGACGTAATCAATGGATCAGTAGAACAACTTGATGCATATACCGGGTCCCAAATTCCGGTACTGAATAAAACTGGTTTATATCCATTCGGTGGGTTTACATTTCCCGCATTGTATTGGGTGCCATCGCTTATGGTAATGATTAAATCGCCGTTTTCATTAATTACCGCATTCGTAATCGTATTGCATTCGGCAAAACAATATTTTTTACAGCTGCATTTCTTTTTTCCTTTACCGCAACACATATTAAAGAGTTTTAATCAGTTCAACATTCAAATCCACACCTTCATAATTTCCGCAACAAAAAGAAGCTTCTGCCGCCTCTAATGCCAGCCATGCTTCCATGGCCGCTTTTTTACGGTCATTCCCTTTACAGCATTTTTCTTTTTTTGGCTTTATTGCATCTGCAAAAAGTTCTTCAGTACGTTCTTTTGAAGCACATAACAATGGAAAATCCTCGGGCTCACTTTCAAAATAATCAACCACTACCGTAAGCGCCTGGGTCTGCAAAATTGCATATATCGTGTATACTCCGTCAGAAAGGCCTTCATATACATCAGAAACATTTACGCAAAGATTAAACTCAAGTCCGTCTATCGCTTCATTAACCTGTTCCGTGGTAAGTTCCATTATCTGCACAGCAAAAGCATCTTCATCAGGATAACGGTTCACATAAAAAGAAATCTGGGGACTGCCTTCAGTGAGAAAAGTTTCTTTTTCTTCTTCGGAAGTAAATGTAAGGGAGAAACAGTATTCTATTTCTTCACAACATTTTGGGCATACTGTTACTGTTCCTTCCATGATTCAAAAGTAATTATTTTTTTGATTCTTTTTCTTTTTTAAGTTCTTCGGCCCGAGCTTTTTTCTTGTCAAATGCTTCAAGAAATTCAAGATATTCTTCCTGATCAAGCATTTTCCGTGCCTTTGCTTTGGAAAGACTTTTGTAAAAAGTTTCTTTGTTGTAGTCATATTCCCCGAATATGGGGAAAAGTGTTTTCGTGTATATGTTTTCATATCCGGCCAACGCCGACAATGAACGGATTATCCTGGGCATTCCGGCCGAATGAAACTTCCCGTCTTTTTGGTATTCCGCGAACCATTCACCTTTTTCCCAGTCATAAATATCTTTGGCTGGCTTTCTGAAATCTTCAAGTACCGACATGGGAGCAATATCAAAAACGGAAGTAACCGTTCCCACGGGATTTGTTATCGGAGCGTTCTGAACCATTATTGAATGGATATACGGCTTGATTGTTTTTGCGATTGCCACGTCTTTTGCCGAAAAAACTTCATCTTCATCATCATCATCGTCCGGAAGCATGGACTGAACCATCATGTACATGGAAATCAGCATTGCGGAAACAACCATGTGTGAAGCAAATGACCTGGTACGTTCACGCTGGAATACCAGAACTTTATCTTTTAATTTACGGTATTCCTTCATTTCTGAAGCCGTTTTTCTTTTTTTATTCCGAAGTTCCCAAAAACGCTCCTGTTCACTTTCTGTTGCCACAACTGTTTTGTCGGCCCATACCGATTCACGGAAACTCTTTTTCTCTTCAAAAATATCCCGATAAATCCCGGCCATCCCTCCCGCGAATGGAGCCCTGAATATTCCCTGTTTGTAACGGTATCCGTTAACCACACGTAAATCACCGAACCAGTTTGTCCATACATCCGGCCCCCACCATTTCATTGACAGCATAATGCGTACCATCACCATTTTTTTACCGGCGCGCTGTCCGGCTGTTCCGTAATCTCCGATCGCATCATTTATCTTATCCATGTACATTTTAAGCTGTTCAATCGAAGGAGCTTTATCATTAAGTGCGTTACCTTCGTTATCAAGGGCATTCCATTCTTCTTTCGAAAGTTTTCCGGCAAGCGCCATTGCTTTAAACGCATATTCTCCGACAGTCCACCCGAACATGGCCATTTTTGAAATAATACCGGCTTTGTCCGAAGTTTCGTAATTCATGGTACCGGAATAATTCTGTTCACCCAGTTTGGCCATTATTGAATCTATTTTTCCACGGTTTCTTTTTACCGCGTCCATGGACCGGCTTAATTCTTCGGCAGATAATCCGGCCTGTATGCCAAACTCACGGTTAAGCCATGTCTGTACCTGTTTTTTTTTCATGCCGGCAACCCTTGACATTCCGGTAGCGGTTTCAGCAACCGAACCGTCAACCATTAAAGAAAGTATTCCTCCAAAAAAGTTAACTGTAGCTCCTTTAAAATTAAACCACATTTTTGCCCGGAAAAAAAGACCTAACGTTTCCTGCATAATTGTCTGGCCCATTTTTTCAGTAAAGGTTTGTCCTTTTTTTACCTCTGGAGAACTTCCGGTAATGCTTTCTTTTCCCAAAACGTTTGCATCAACGTAGTTCCTGAAAAAAGAAGCAAGGTTGGTCATGTCTTTAGTTTCTCCGTATAATGTCGCTATGGTACCAAAAAATGCGTTTTCTTCATATTCTGAACGGGTAATCACGTCTTCCATGAATTCAATCATTGATTCATACAAATCAACTTTCACTTTTACACCTTTGGGAACTTTGTCATAATCAAAACGGCTTCCCAGCTGAAAATTTTCCTTCAGTGTAAAGCGCTGCTTTGAACGGTCAAGATTATACATTTCTATTTTTCCGTTATGCACCCTTATGCTTTTTGCTCCTTTTTGGTCAAACGGGAAATCACGTTTTACGGAATGGGTAAGCTTGGCCATCTTTAATGCCGTAAGCAGATCGATAACCGTTTTTGTTCCAAACTTTGCATCTATCGGTCTTCCGCGTAAAAGTGCCATGGCTTCCTCATAAGTTTTTTCTTCCGAATTACCGCCGGTTCCGTCTTTAACGGTTTCCATGCTGTCAGGTAAGGGGAAAAGGTTATCCGAAAGCAGAACGGTTTCATTTCCCATCAAAGAATTAACCGATCTTGTATTGTAAACCGCTTCGGTAAAACTCTTTGTTTCTTTGAATATTTCCCAGAAGCCTTTAAATTTTACCGGTATGAACGTCTTTTTTTGGCCCGGTATGTATCGGGCATATTTGGGATTATTGTAAAAAGCTTTTACGGTCAGATAAAAATCTTTTGCGGATCCGGCCGGGATTTTAGCTTCAGGCTTTAAAACCGGTCTTCCGTTCTTGTTTATTTCGTAAATTTTTGAATAAAATGATTCTTTGGCTTTTTCCCATTTGGATTTAAACAACGGACTGTTTTTGGCTATCATCAGTGAAGCTTTTCCGAACAGTAATTCCATTTCTTCTTCAACTCCTTTTTGAAAAACCATTCCCAGGTTGTCTTTCCATTTGTTTATTTCATCAATGGCTTTAAGCTCGTTATGGAGTATTTTATTTGCTAAAAAAGCAGCAGCCCCGTTATTTAGATAATTAACGTCGGAAAGTTTTTTGAAATACTTGTCAAGCTGGTTCATATCTTCATTTCCGACATGGCCGTGGAAATTCTTTTTGGCACCTTCCTCAATTGCTTTTTCAATGATTTTTGTTTCAAAAGCATTAATCATCTGGGTAAAACGGTCAGTGTTTGCCCAGGCATGAAGATTCATCGTTTTAAAGATATTCAGGTATTCTTCCAGTTCCTCATAAGTAAGGTCATCGGGAGTCTGGCCGTTATCGCGCATTTCTTTAAAAAGTGCGTTTACCGTTTTTAGCTCGCTTACATAGTTGTCATACTTGATTTTTATTGCCCGTAAACGGAGCCTTAGTTCAGCAATACGCAAATTGATTTTTTTGTGCTCATGCATCGGAGCCGTATCAAGCTCACTTTTTAATTTTTTGATTTCTTCCTTAATGGGATTTACTCCGCGCATGAAAGTTTTTTTCGGGCCTTCCATTCCTTCGCCCGTAATTTCGGCGAATTCATTAAAAGACATCGGACTTAAATCCATTTCATCAACCGCTTTTACTTCAGCGTTCGCTTCTGCCCGTTTAAATTCTTTGATTATTTCAACCGTTTCATCGTAGAGCTCGTTTTCACCGGTAAAATCAACTTCCATTTCCGGAATTACTTTTTGGGCAAATCCGGTTCCGTCGTCAGTAATAAGAAAAGGTTTTATGTACATTCCTTCTATTGTTACCGGCATCCCCATTGCACTAAGTATTTTTTTGTAGATACTCAGCTGCATTCCGTGTTTTTCAAACTTGCTTGCTTTTTCGACATTGTTGAATTTACCTTTTTTCGTGTAAGTGGGATCAAGTTCTCCTTCAGTATCAATGATTGAAGTTTTTGAAAACTTGAAATCAAAAATTTTAACGGCAACACCACGGCCTTTTTTCTTTACCGCAATAAGGTCAACCCTCGAAACTATCTGCTCATTTACGTCAACCACACGCATTTCAGGTAAAAGAGTATATCCTTCGTTAACCAGATCCGAAACAATATTTTTCATTTCGTCAAATATGGTTTTTCCGGCTTCGCGGCTTATTCCGGTAACGGCACTCATGTTCCATATTGAGTCAAAGTCCGTTTTTCCGGACATTACATCTTCAATATTTTTTACAAGCTCTTCAATTATTTTATGGCCGTCAGTTCCCGCTTTCGTATTTTTTTCGGTCAGTTTTTCATTATCAAACTGGTCCGAGCCTTCAAAACTTGTGGAAGGGTTTACGGCCAGAATGTCGGAAGGGCTTTTTGTATGCACTTTTTTGCCGTTGGGCATGGTAATCACATACATTGAATTGGTTTTGTCGTATTCAAGCGTGGACGAAGACAATTCAATTTTATTTAAGAAATCGGCAACTTCCGCAGAAGCCGATAACGGCATGTATTTTATGACAGAATTTGAGCCCAGCGGCAATGCAGCTTTCATTTTTGCATTTTCCCACATCCGGGAAGAAAGCATCCTGGCCACGTCTTTATGGTTTGCAATTCCTATGGCATTTTTTACCGAAGCCCAGAAATCTTTCATCAGGTCAAGAAACTTTTCAAGCTTCGTTCCTTCAAAGTCAAGTTTTGCACGGTCCGATCCGGCAAGCTGTAAAGCGATTACCGCACCTTCTTCAGCTCCCAGGGGATGATCTTCCATAAAATCTTTCAGCGCTTTTTTGGAAGGATGGTTTTCGGGAAGATAATCCCAGTAAAGGTGTGCATATTCATGCATGAAAACATTCTGGACCGGAGCCGTTTCGTCTATGTAAACGGCATTGCCCAAAGTTGCACCTATTCTGTTTACATCAACCTGACGACCGGGGAAATGACGGTCTGCAAATTCCTGAAATTTTTCAGGATCATTAAAGATTTCCACTCCTTTAAAAAGGCCTCCCAGTGTTTCGCGGACATGGTTTTCAAAAGCCATGTTCTTTGAATCTTTTTCTATTCCGTCATGAACGGCAATCCATGAAGCAGCTTCCGCAATGGAAGGAATATCATCGTTAAACGCTTTAAAAATCTGCATGGCCCGTACTTTTCCGTACTGCATTTCAAGCATTTTCCATTCAGGTAAATTTGTGTTAGGACATCCCATATTACATACAATCCATTAAATTTTTTAACTCCTGGCCGTATTGTCCGGCCGTATCAAATTTAAGCGAAGATAATTTGATTTGCTCAGCTGCCGTTTTAATTTTTTCGGGCCCGTATTCTTTGGCCAGCTCATTTTCCATCAAAACAGAATTTTCTTCATTAAAATCAAGCGAATTGAATGATTCGGGTATGCTGTAATTTTTTTTACTATTTGACTGATTTAAAGTTTCTTCATAAACATCTTTTATTGCCTGCATGGCTTTTTCTGCTTTTTCATCACCCACATACTCTTTTCTTGGTTGCCATTTTCCTTCAATCTGAACATTATAGTTTTCAATATCTCTACTGCCTATTCCTGCAAAGTTTTTAGTTAGTGTTGGTGTTTCTGTAGGTTCAAATATTCCTATATCTGTTTTATTAACTACTTTATATTCAATTTGCCAAGCTTCATTTAATCTTGGTTTAACTTTAGAATTAAAATAATCTACACTCCACCCTTCTAATTTACTCCATTGTTCAGCATTTTTACCACTACCTACTAATTTATGTAAGGGTTTTGTAACTTCGACTAATACTTTTTCTCCATTCTTACCTTCCCATTCTATAATATCTCCTTCTTTTAATTTTTTCCAATAGTCTATATGTCCATCAGATTCATATCTTGTAGTTGCAGTTCTTTCACCTTGCTTAATAGCTTCTATTGTAGAAATTGATTTAACATCTGACCTTTTATTATCATTATAATTAAAAGTCATTTTACCTTTAGCTGAAATAGGTTTTTCTTTTGTTTTTTGTTCAAAGCTATACCACTGTTCAGTGTTTATATCCCAAACATAAACAGGTTTATTTAACTTAATACCTAATTGCACAGCAGTATTTGTACCTCCTTTAACACCATTATCATCACTATTTAATTTAGCAATAGCATAGACAGCATCAGCATTATAAACTTGGTAGTAGTTTCTGATCTGAAGATTCTTCTTTATTGTATCTGTATACTTAGTAAGATACTCTGGTCCAAGAAGATCATTTATTTCAGCTTCAGCTTTATCAAGTTGTTCTTGAGTTAGAATAGTAGCACCTTGAATTTGTTTTGAAATTAATCCTGTTTTAGTAGTATTAAGCTCTGTAACTAATCCAAAGTTATCGAACAGCTCTTGTTGTAACCACGTTGCAAATCTTGTTGGTAATTTTGCTTTCTCGGTAGCAAATCCTGGAGGAAATACTAGTTTGGAATATCCACTATTGTTTATCCTGGATATCAATTCAGTATTTAATCTTGTAAACTCTTTAAAATCTGAATCTGTATCTGACCATTGACCACCAGCAACCTGAGTTTTCTTGGTGATTATAGCTAATGCATTTGGATTCCTGTTTCCATTTCTATCTGTCCTGATAATAGCTTGTGTCTGAGATACATTCTTATCAGTATCAAGCATTTCAGCATTCTCAGTAAAAATGAATCCTGTATCAGGATTATTTGGAGCAGTATCTTTTGTGTAATTAACTTTGGTAATCTGAACCCTATCTCTTAGTTGCTTAGAAAGATTTGCATTTCCGGCATCTTTATAGTGTTTATGATTAGTAACACCATATTCTCTACCAATTAAATCCCAATAAGTATCTCCCCCATAAGATTCTCCTGAATGGTTTACAAAATCTTTCATTAAATTCGTTTTCTCTTTATTAAAATCAAATTCTTTGATTGTTTTCGCTTCACCACGTATCGCCAGCGGCTTAGAATTTGCTTTGTCCAGATAAAATACTGTCCACTCTTCACTTTCCGCATTTTCTTTGGCCCTCACAAAACGGCTCTGGCCTTCTTTAAGCTTTTTGAATGCGGAATCTCCTTTATAGTCACTTTCGTCAACTTTGCTTATCATATCAGCCATTCCGGGATTATAACGTATCACGTTTGCTATCCACGTAAGTTCTTTTTTATAGCTCTCATTTTTTTTGTAGGCATTGACAACCGCTTCTTTTCTTTTACCGAATTCAATCCGCGTCTGATCATCAATTATGGAAAAATAACCTTTTGCTTGTACGGACTCCGACATTCCGTTGTTTAAAACCTGGTTTGCCAGTAAAATCATTTTTTCTTCAAAAGGAAGCCGGCCGAATGCTTCTCTTACTGAATTTTCATAGTTTATGTCACCCACCCGTTTTTTATAATCGGAACTCAATGTTACCGAATCGGAAGTTTTTCCGATATCAATGCTTAATGCTTCTTTTAAAATTCCTGACTGTTTTTGCACAATTGCTATGGCCTGCTTTTGTACAGTTTCCGCATCAAAGTCAATAACGGCTGATTTGTCTATGATGTCGTAAATGGTTTCATAAGTTGATTTGATAAATCTTGAAGGCATGGCTTGAAGTATATTCCATCCGTTAAAAGAAAAAAACGGATCTATGGCCATTGCATTTCTTTGCATTAATGAATAACCCATTTTGTTTCTTTCAAGAATCGGACTTGTTTCGAATCCCGGCCAGTCAAATTTTTTCTGGAGTTTTACCATGGACTCCCGTATTTTCAAAAGCTCCCAGGGCTGAAACGTAAAACTTTTGGTCATTTTGATAATCGGATTTAATACAAATTGGATATCCGATGAAACATTCATAAGTTTTGAAAGATGAACCAAAGCCATTAAACGGTCAATCGGTTTATCTGAATTAACATCGTATTGAGTAAGCTCAAACTTGTAAACATTGAAATTTCCGTCATAATTGTATGAGTCATTAAGCTCTTTGTTTTTTCTTAATAAATCGTCAATTTCACCGTCAATGATATCTTTCAATTCTTCATTTGAAAGCATGCTTTGTCTTTTGTTGAGCTTTTCATAGATTTCAGTAAAGAACGGAGATTGCATATAACGGATGACTTCTTCGTTTGAACTTCCCGACATTCTCATTACCGAAGCCAGGGTAATGGTATCCGGTCCCATACGCAGTTCATCCATGCCTTGTTCTTTTGCATTGTCTGTCGCGTGGTTAAGTTTGTTTGCCAGCGCAAAAATAACGTCGTTGAGTTTTTTTGAAATTACTCCGTTTACTTTTTCCAGGTTTAAAAAGTTTCCGGAAGTAGGAGTGACTTTTCCTTTTAAATATTTTAAAACAGGAAAATTGAATTTGTGTTTTATGCCCTGTGAAAGAATATAAGTAAAAGCGGCATTGTCGTTTGCCTGAATGGATATTCCCGTTTTACCGTTGGAATTTGCATCCCATGAAGCAGTCATATCAACAAGACTTAACTGGCTTGGTTTTTCTTTGTTTGACGCACCCCGTTCGTTTTGTGCAATCTCAATATCTTTTTGCGTGTCAATGGGAGTAGTAAGATATTCGTGGTTTCTGGGTTTTCCGTTTAAAAGCGTTTCGTATTCGGATTTCATTGCTCCGATTATTTTATTGCTTAACGCTTTTTTCTTTTTGTCTTCAAGCCGGCGTTTTTCTTTTTTCATTTCAACGGCCCGTTCATCTGAAACTTTAACGGATTCAGAATTTAAAAAACGGTCAATTTTATCTAAAATATCCTGATCTCCTTGTGTAAACGTAACAAGTTTTCCTTCTTTTGTACGGTATTCACCCATTACATGCCGCTGGTCTCCGTCATTGTCGGAACCGGACATTTTTTGTGTTCCGGGATCCACTATCATCATGTTTTCCATGTCGCCCGTCGTAAATCCGGCAATTTCAACAAGTGAAACCGAATGAAGCGCGGAAGTCGGGATTCTTTCAATCAATACCTTGTCTCCTTCAACACGAAATTTTCCGTTTTCTTCAAAAATAGGATTTGTTCGGAATTCTCCCCTGTAGTTTTGGGCTTCTTCCAACGTAGAGAATGTTTCACCGGCAATGTATCTGTTTGCAAATTCAGCGGGCATGATTACTTCAGGAAAAAGCCAGTGTTCTTTTCCTTCAATGTCTTTTACCGCTTTTTGGTTTTTACCTCCGTAAGTACGGAGTTTTATTCCCAATGCAGGAACTTCGGTAAGAATGTTTTTGTTTACTTTGGTATCAATCGCTTTTTTCTTTATTTCGGAACCTATGAGGGTATAAATTGTTTTTAATGCATCACGGTCAAACATCCAGTTATATCCCGGAATTTTCATTTTCTCGATAACCGGATTATAATCACCTTCTTTTTGTCTGTTGATTACACGGTCTTTTGCATTTTTTCCTTCTTTTAAAAGTTCTTCCTGTAACCGTTCGGTTTCAATACGTGCAATTTCATTTAATGAAGATACAATTTCCGGGCCGCTGTCCGTAGGTAAAAAATATGATATGCCCTGTGTGGGCATTTTACCTTCGGTTTCTTCCGTTGACTGTCTTTGGTCTTGCTGGACATAATAAAATTCATTATTCAGAATTTCTGTTTTAACCGATTCCGGATTTGAATCATTGTCAATTAAAAATGAAGCATCAGCCCATCCGTTTTTTTTCTTTAATGCTTCGAAAAATGCATTTTTTTGTTTTTCAATACGTTTTTCATTCAGTTTTCCTTCTTTGCTTCTTTTGGCTCCCGTCGTAAATGAAATCTGATCAATTTCTTCGGCATCCATTAAATCAAGAATGTTGAGAAGAGTGTAATCAGGCATACCTCTTTCTTCATTAAAATTTGCAGCAAATTCAGCAAATTCACGGCTTATAAGAACGGTATTTGTTTTAATATAGGTATGGGCACCCGTAGCTAAATCCATTTCATTATAAATCGCTTTTATTGATCCGCCGAAATCAAAAGTGTTTCCAAACGATTTGTTTATTTTTGAATTCTGTACTGAATTGATAATCGTGATTCCGTCAGCCAGCTCCGCTTTCATCGGTAAACCCAGGCTTTCAAAAAATGAAGAGTAAATCTCCGAATCAATTTCAAAATCCGGAATAATAAGCGCTTTCTGTGTTTTACCCATTCCCCCTTCTATTTCCGTATCGGGATTTACCCCGGAAGCCCTCATTTCGCGTTTTACTTTGTCGATAAAACCTTTGGAGTAATTTTCAGGATTTCCGTAATAAAAATGATCCGTAAATATTTTGTTCACGGCAAAAGAATAAGCAAACTGTAATGCAAGGTCATTGGCGGTAATTCCGTTTACCGTAAGTTTATTTAAACCTATTTTGCTGCTTACCGTGTTGAGCATTTTCAAATAAGTATATGAATCCTCCAAAAGTTTTTCTTCGGTGATTTCATTGGCTATTTTATTTATTTCGGGATTTTTGCTTTTCTGTAAATCCGAAAGTATTTTTTTAGATTCTTCTATTCCGTATTTTTTAACCGGAACATAAATCTGTTTTCCCTTATCGGACATTACCTCGACAAGCTGGCCCGTTTTTCCTTTTCCGAATAAGTTCTGGAAATCATTTCCAAAAAACATTATTAAATGATTCAACATGATGTCGGAACCTTTCTGCTGGTCCGCTTTCATGTTTCTGTTACCCTGGATTAAAGCCCCGTCAAACAAAATCATTGTTCCTTCAGGGTTTCCGTTTTGAAGATAATCATTCCTCATTACGGTTCCGTTTTCCAGCTCATAATCAAAACGCCTGTTTTCTTTTATTTCATCGGTTTTGATTTTGTGGGTAAGCTTGGATATCGTTGAATTGTATTCTCCGGTAGTTTTTAAGTCTTTGTTTACGTCCTGGTATGAAGAAGCCAGCTGGTCCGGTTTCGGATCTAAATTCAGTCTCGCAATGTTGTCAATCTGTGGACTGATTACTTTTCCCGTAGTTGCATTTACCGTTTGTTTTGTCAGAGAATCACGGACTTTTTTTGCCGACAATACGGGCTCGTCTATTTTAATTTTGTCATATATGTTGTAGTAAATATTAGTTCTGGGCATTATAAACGGAGCGTCAATTGCATATTGCATGAGATAAAAATGTGCAAGATTTTCAAATCCTTTGTAAGTAGGCTTTTTGCCTGTTTCAATTGACATTGAGGATTTATTGTATTCTTTCATCATTTCCGGCGGTATCCCGGTTAACGTATGGGCAAACATAAGCTCCATGTTTTCGTATTCAAGAAGCTGTCTGTATATGACTTCGGTTCTTTTGTCTTTTTGGGCTTCATCCAAAAACTGAAGCGCAATTTCTTTTGCTTTTTCAGGATTTGAAGCTACGGCCGAAACGTCTTTCAAAAAGTTTTTGTAAGTCATTTCAACTTCCTGGTTCCCATAATTTATTTTCACTTTACGGGCCATGAACTGGGCAGGAAAACTTTGTTTTGCATAACTGTTCAGTTCACCGATAATCCATTTTCTTTTTTTCTCAAAATCAGAATAGGCATCTTTCATTTTTTTTACCGCTTCTTTTTTGTTTTCACGGTTTTCAAGTATGTCACTAATGGTTGAGCCCTGAATGAATTTGGTAAGGTTTGATGCTATTACGAATTTATTTTCGAGTGCATTGCTCAATCCTATCTGATAAGTGCCGTAACTGTTTTCAATTACCCGGACGGCCGGAACCATAATCATTGATCTTACATATTGACGAAGGGAAACTAAAAGTTTGTTTGATGCATTTTCTGAGATTTCTTTTACCCAGGTGCCCAATTTTTCATTGTAGCTGTCCGCGGCCATAAAATATTCTTTTACGGATTTCTGCGTCATCTGAACGTTTTGCACATAATCAGAAATCATCCTTAAAAGATAATCCGGAGTAACGTTCATTTTTTTGGCAACCGGGCTCCAAAGCTTATGCATTTTTTTGGTATCACCGTCAAAAGTTTTTTCATCAAAAGCCTGCGCCACACTTTCTTCCATCGCTTCTTCCAAAGCTTCGTTGTTGGTTTCAAATATTTCGGCAATGGCTTTCATTTTTTCTTTACGGGACAAAAGACTTTCATTTAACGAAGCTTCCGTAAAACTTTCAAATCTTGACGAAATCATTGAATGGATCGCGTTAAAGTATTCAATGATTTCGTTATTGTTGAGTGAATTGGGATTCACTTTTTTATCCATGATTAATTTTCTGGATATTTTTTCGGCCATACGGTAATTGTCGCTTTCATCCAGAAGTTGTGCTTCGGACATAATCATGCTTTCATTGGCATCAATGATGTTTTTTACTTTTTCAGAAAGCTGTGTACGGTTTTTTTTAATCGCGCTGTTTATTTCATTAAAAAGCTGGCTTTTGGTAACAACTCCTTCGTTGATGAAATTTGCAATATTTTCTGATGCATAAAGCTCGTTTAGGATATCTTCATAAGAAGTAAAGCCTTCCTTTACGGAAAGCTTTATAAATTCTCTTATCTCATCTATCGGAACGCATTTTTTCATAATGAACACGGATTTCTTTTGTTGTCAATATTAGCAATTATTTCCTGTTTTTTCCTGGCTATTTCCTTTTTTTCGGTTTTGGCCTGTTCAATCATTCTTTCAAAACGTATGTCAATTTTTTCTTCTTTGGTAAGTGTAGGATCCGTTTCGGTTTCTATCACAGAACCCGTTTGCGGATTTTTGGTTTTGGTCTGGAGTCTTCCGTTTTCGGTAATCTTTCTTGAACCTAAACCTTCAGAAATATTGCTTACCAATTTTCCGGCCGGATCACGTACTTCAATTTTATCTCCATAAGGTGTGCCGTCTTTTCTTTTTGCTTCGTCAAAACGGTTCCATTCGTTTTTTGGAACATAGTTCAAAGTCACCGGTAATGATTCTCCGGGTTTTAAGTCTTTGTATTTTTTTGGCAGTTTATAGGAAACCATTTGTAGTTCACGGCCCGAATTGTCAACTACCGCAATCCGCGTTTCTCCGTTTTTTTGTGCCAGGGCCTTTACTTCCATTTTATACTGGCGTTTTCCTGTTTTCTGAAAAACATCGGCCAGCTTTTTTACGGTAGTTTTAAAACGGTTTGCATGGCTTAGTGCGTTATGTTTTTCAATGTCCGTTTTTCCTTTTATTTTTTGTTTTGATTCAGGTAATGATTCTTTTTTTCCAAGATTTTGGTAATAATCATTTACGGCATCAATATCTAATCCGAATTTTTCAGAAAAATTTATTCTTAAGTCTTCAATTTCTTTTGTTAAATCAGTTCTGTTATTTTCTTCTTCAATATTTTTTTTCGTAATTCCTGAAGGAAATTCATTTACTGTTTCAATAATTAAATCAATGACATCTTGTTCATCATATCCTGAATGGCCCTCACTTCTTAATTCTTCCAATAGGTAATCCGAAACAAAAGTATCTATTTTGACTCCTTTTTCTGAAAACCATTTTTTTTCAGATACATCGGTTACGTTTTCTTTTATTTCTTTTAATGGTTTAAATTTAGTTTTGAGGATATTTGACATAATTATTGATTTCAAAGATCTTGAACCGTTTTTTTGTGCATTTTTTGAAATTTCATAATTATAATCTTCAATAAATTCAATGACTTGTTTTTTTGTTTTTGGAGTTAAAACATTGTTCCACCATACATTTATCATGTTTGGTATTTTAGAAGCTTTTTTTGAATGGCTTATGGTATGTTTTGATGATTTTTTTTCTGTGCCTTGATTATCCGTGAATATAATCTTTTCATTTTCAAAATCTATTTGAGCTTTTGTTGAAGAAGTTAATTTGTATCCTTGATTTTGTTTTGATTTAGATGATTTTGTATTTACAGTTTCCGTATTTGTTTTTTGAGCCGGTGTGCTTGTTTTGGTAGATGGTGTACTAACGGCTTCGGCAGCTGGCAATTTCGTCCCAATTTCTTTTTTCCCACTTAATATTTCAACAACATCATTTTTAAATTTAGATAATCCATCTCTGTTTATTACATTACTATCAGTTTGCTTGTAATCAGCCGATTTTAATTCAAAAATAGCCTGTTCCATTTCAGGAGTAATATTATCCGTAAGTTCAAATATTACAGAAGCACCTCCTTCTCTCCCGAAAACATCACTTCCAGACATCGCAACTTGAATGTATTGTTTTTTATTTTTACTTTCAAAAACTCGATATTTTGCACCCGTAGTTCTATAATGTTTTTTATCCGTAGTCTTTTCACCTTCAAAATTAACGTAAGTAAAGTCCGCAGATGTACGAGGGTCGGTATCAAACGTCCTCATTTCATTTTCACCCCCTATTGTGTTTTCAATTTGTGTAAGTCCAGATAATGTAGAGTTCGATATTACTGCATTTTCATTAATTATAGAACCTTGATTTTGTTTTTCAACCGTTGCCTCACCCACTACCGTTTCAGCAGGCGAAACAACAGGGGATATTTCACCCCCGTTGTCAACCGTAGTTTGCTCAACTACGGGGGGCACAACTTCAGGTGAAACAGTTTCAGCCGAAGATTCTTTTTTCTGTTTTTTGGATACGGGAACAACCATATATTCACCCGGTGAAATTAAAGTTCCGTTACTCCATACTTCATTTTTTATTACCCGCGTTACAGAACCTTCCGGCAAATCAGAAGTTGCATCAGGTATAATTTTTGATTCTTTTGAAATTTCATTTGAACTTTTATATGCCGGTATTTCATACTCAGTACCGGCCAGGTCTTCAATTTCCGCTTCATATATTTCTTTTTCCGCACCCTCAAGCTCAGAAGGGTTGACATTGGCCAGCCATTTAACTTTGCTTTCCATGTTCACTTTTTCATTTATTGCCATGGCCAAAGCATCCTGGGAATTTTTCACGGTTTCTTTTTCTTTGTCGGCTAAAACAAAAGGATCGGTCTCAGGAATTTCTGCTTCCGTTTTTTCAGTTTCGGGCTCTGCTTTTTTTGCGGTTACTTTTAATGAAGGTTTTTTATTTGCGTTTTTGTCCCTGTTTGCGATTTCATTCCCGGCAATGGCCAGAAGTTCTTTTTGATGTTTTAAATGCTCCTGGGCCCCATGTAAACCGTTTCCGCTTATGGTTTCTTCACCGTTTACGATATCCCATTTAAACATATCATAGTCAGGAAGATTTTTCTCGCTTTCGGTTTTAATCAAAAGTTCTAAATCGGCAATATTTTTTTTGGTTGTCTCAATAAGGTTTTCAACTTTGTCAATGGTAACTTCCGGCATTGTTTTTTTTACCATTGCTCTTTCTTTCTGCAAATGTCCGGATATGGCCACACTTTCAATTTCCATCAGTTTATCCCGTTCTTCCTGATTCATGGCCATTCTTTTTTCACGGGTTTCTTCAACGGCCTGTTGGGTGCCTGTTTTTTTCCCGTCAGGATCTGATGAACCCATGGCCATACCCATTAAAAAAGTTCCGGCCAGAAAGAATGTGGCATCACTTACATTTCCAAACTGCTGTTTAATCTGGCCCATAAATTCTTTACCGTTATCCGTTTCGGAATACATCTGGTAAAGAGTCTGCATTGTTTCTTCCGCTGTTTCACCGGTGCCCTGTCCAATTTTTCGGCCTACATAATCATTGACTATTTTCAATGTCGCATTTTCGGAATTTCCTCCAAAAAACTTTACTATTCCGGGAACAAATTTTCCAAGTTTTGTTCTCTTTGAAAGTGAATCAATAAACTGGGAACCCATTTCACCTGCAACACCGGAACCAAAATTAAGTTCTCCCGCCTGGCGCTCAAAAATTAATCCACCGGTCTGGTATTCAATTCCCGCTTTTAATATTTTGGCCATTCTTGTATCACTTTCCAATACCCATTTTGCCGCAGTTCCCAATTTCGGAGTTTTGGAAGCAATTGTTAATCCGGTTTTTGTCAATCCGGCTCCGGTAACCGCCGGCCCGATTATTCCCGTTGTCACGCCTATCATTTCGGCAACGGATTCCGGAGTCCATGATTCATAAGGTTTCGAACGTTCGTCAAGCATTTCTTTTACATCCGGGCTGGCAGATGAATAATCGGCTCCGGTAAAAATAAAAGCATCCTGTAAACGGCGCGCGCGTTCCTGATCCGTTGCTGTTACAATTTTAGAACGGGAACCGACTGATAATTGTAAAGGATCTCCTCCTACGGCAGTATTCCATGCTGCTTTTAAAAATATTGCTTCGGGTGATTCAGTTTTCCCGATAATCGGATTTCTGTTGGCCAAAGCCACTGGTGCAAGGTCTTGGATTATTTCAATGTTTTCCTGAAGCTTCATCCATTTTTCGGTTCCTACCAATTGCCTTAACTGATTTCGGCCATGAAGATATAATTCCGTTAACGGATTTATATCTGAATCTTTTTCATATCCGTTCCAGGAATTAACCCTGGGATCAATTAATTTTTGAATGTCGGCTTCCGGATATCCAAATTCCTGAAGTATGTCTTTTGACTCCTGATATTTTGACAACATGTATCCGGTTAACTTTTGACGGTCTGAAAGATTTTCAAAAGGACTGGCCGATAATTTGTATTCTTTTACTTTGTCAGAAGCATATTTTTCGGGATTTAAGAAAAACTCTTTCCGGCCTTTAAATTCACTTATTTTTTTATCAATTTCTTTCAGTTTTAATTCTTTTTCTGTTTCGCTGTAATAAGGATGATTAAAGACTTTATCTCTTTCTGAAGTAAGACTTTGAATTTTTAAATCAATTTCGGAATTGCTTTTTTCAGAAAGGTCTTTGTAATTTTTAAGCTGCGTCGACATTATTTTTTTTGCCGATTCTATTTTAAGTTTTTCTTCAGAAGTAAGTGAACGTTGTTCTTTTTTTGCTTTTTCTTCTAAAGACAAAGCTTCCCGATAAAAAGGCATGGCCGCTTCTACTTTTTTAATCGCGCCGAATTCTATTTTTTCGGTTGGGGAAAGAGCATATTCGGCAATATTGTTTACTGTTGTTATTGCATGATCTTTTAATGATGTTTTTTTGTAAAAAGCATCTTTGGCAAAACCGACGATTCCCATTTTGTAATCATCCATTTCTTCCGGCAACTTAGCTTTTAATGGAGTAACCGTTGGCTTGTATTCTTGGTAATACGGTTTATTTTTTAAAACTTCTTCTTCTTTTTCTTGTGATTCACGTCTTTCTTTCGCCTGGGCCAATGCCTGTTTGTACATGTCGTCACGCCATTTAATCATTTCTTCTTCACTGGGTAAGTCAAGAAGGCTTTGATTATTTTTTACGGCAAATTCTATGGCATTTTTTGGATTATCAATTTTGGCCGTAGTAACGGTTTTTGGCATTACTTTTTTAGAAAACGTTTCAAAGTCCGGAACTTTTGCTTTTCCCGTTTTTGAAATTTCATCATAAAGACCTTTTACGAATTCCGGATTTGACAAGTTTTCCTTAAACAGTTTTTCATCAACCTGGGGAAATTTTGACGAAAGATTACGCTTTGAAAAATCAAGTATTTTACCTACATAATCTTCATCGTAATCTGACTTATAAGGACCGGGAAACGCCGGCTTATTTACCGGCGGATCTGTTACGTTTTGATTTTCCATGTTTATTGAGTTAAATCTTCTTGATTTCCTTGATTGTTTATGTAATTGGGAGTATAAATACTTGGAGAGTTTTGTTTATTTTTTTCAGAAGATTGTTTTCCGTTATTTTGATTTCCGGCATTACTTTCAATAATTATCTCCGTATCCGGTAATCCGTATTGGGGAGTTGTTATTGCTGCTTTTTGTCCGATAAATTGTTTTTCATAACTCATTACCGAATTATTGGTTTCATTCCCCTGAAAATAAACAACCGCATTACCCGATAAAAATTGTTGTTTCATTAATTCTTCTGCTTCTACAATACTTTTTACTCCGAAAGCCTGTTGATATTGCTGCATATTTTGAAAGCCTAATGCGTCAAGAAATGACTTTCTGATTGAAGGCTCAATTTCTGCCGTGGCTGAATAACCTAAATATAATTTTCCGTCCGGCCCTTTAAATCCTTGGTCATTAAAACGCAAAATCGGAATTGATTTTGTAGTAGCCGGAGTAGTTATCGGATATAATTTTTTTTGTCCGTCAGGCATTGTAACCTGAATAAATCCTTTCTGGTTTGGCATTACGGTATATTGTCCGTTTTGGCCTTTTGGTAAATTATTAAATACGCTTAATTCTTTTCCATTTATCGTTGATAAAGGTTGTTTACTTAAAATGTTTGTAAAATATGGATAAACACCTCCTTCGTTTTCTCCTTTTTTTGCCTGCATTGCAAGCTGGGCTTTCAACCCCCAGTTATCGTCTTTTGAATATTTATAATCGGTAAACGGCAATAATTTATCAGTAAGATAATTCATTTTTGCCATTTCTTCATTACCGTATTGATTTATTAAAAGTTCTTTTAATTCAGGATTTTCATCTTTCCACAATTTTTCCCATTTAAAACGGTTATTGCTTTTTAAAGCCGTTGACATGGCTTCCATTGCGTCTTCCCTTGTTACTTGTACTTCTTGGATTTTAGTTCCTTTGATATCTTTTGTTATATCATTTGAACCTACTGTTCCCGCAATTTTAGCCAATTCTCCTTCGTAATTGAAATTATCTATACCCATAAAAGTAAATTCTTTTATAAGTTTTTCAGGGCCTTTTACCATATTGCCGGCTTCATCATAAACAGGTTGGGTATATTGTTCCCCGTCAGTGTTTCCGTATTTACGGTAATTTTCAACCTGCGTAAAGTAAGACTGGATATCCGGATCGTCTTTCATTTCGGGATTTTTGGCAATAAAATCCTGTAATGCTTTCGCTTCGGCATCAAATCTTGTGGCCCTCCGGATTATGTCGTTGTTCTGAAGCTCATTTGTCATCTGTTTATATTGCATGTAAGCCATCGGGTCTGTTTGCCAGTTGGGATTGGAAAGAATATGTTCACCGATTTTTTTTACCGTTTCGATTGAATAGTTTTTCAGTTCTCCCGCATCGTATTCATTGTTGACGTTGGCAAATTTTAAATCATCTGCCATCATTTTAACTTTTGCCGCGGCATCTGCCTGTTGGCGCCTTTGTGATTCAGCCTGCTGCTGGCGCATACCGAATGCGGCATTCCAGTCATGTTTATATGCCAGTCCGACTTTACCGCCGAATTCTAAAATTGGTTCTGCCATGGATTATTATTTTGTCAAAGATTCTAAATATTTTTTCATTTGAAGATCAAATGCTTCTTTGTCTTTTTCTTCGGTTCCCATAATGTCACGCATCTGTTTGTTTCCGACAAAATTGTGAATTCCGGCCCCAATCAGCTCCGCATTTGCTCCCTGGTTTTGTTGGAAAGCCTGTAATTTTTCCTGTTGTATTTGCTGGAATACCGAAGCTTTAGCTTGTGCAAGACTGTCAGTTCTTGATTTGTTTCCCATCATTATCTGGTTGTCTTTTGCTTCAGCTTCCAAAACTGCCCTTACCGCATCGGAATTGGCAGCTCTCTGTCCAGATATCGCAAGGGCCGCGTTTCCCCCTGAAAGATTTCTTGCTGTTTCATTTCCTGCAATACGGTTTGCTTCAATGGCATTTAAAACGACATCTTTTTGCTCGGGAGTAAATCCCCGGTTGTCAAACCTTTTGGCATCTTCAAGCCTGGCAGTTAAATCAGGATCAACTTTAGATTCCGGTCTTTTCCCTTCCAATATCTGATTGGCCAGTCCAAATCCCAGCTGGGCCAAACTTAATGCTCCCGTAGTTCCTCCGAATGCATCAATTATTTTTTGGCCCGTAGTGTTTTGTTCCGGTGGTTTTACTTCTGAAGTTCCGGGAACATTTGTGGCTTCAACTATGCTTTTGTTGTTTTCGTTCCGCGAAGGATCATTCGCTTTTTTTTCATAGACACTTGATTTTTCGTAATCCGCGTTTTCGGAAAAACCGAAAAATTCTTTTGAATTGGAAAGTTTCATGATAATGTTGGGGTCAACATTTTTGTACCATTCTTTTCCGTATCCTTCAACTTCACTCATGTATTTGTCAAATGCTTCCGCATCCCCAACACCAATTTCTTTAGCTTTTTTAACCCCGCCTCCGTCACTTAATCTGTTTGTTGAGTAGTTGGAGTATTCTTCGGAAGTAAGAAGCGCATTGAGCTCATTTTCGGTTATGTCATCAGCCCAGTCTTCTCCTATCACCGTTGAAAGGTAATTGTCTGAATCCGCATTGACAAGAGCTGAAATTTCAGGAGATTTTATCCCCGCTAAAAACTTCTCGGTTGAAGGTCGTAGTTTTTGTTTTGAATCAGGGGCAAGATTATCAAGGTTTATTCCTTTCTGTTCAATTTTTCTTACTTCGTCCGGAACAAAAACATGCTCGTTTTTTGATACGGCAACCGGTTCTCCTTTTGATAACTCAGCTTCTTTTTTTGGATTTTCACCTAAAACGGCTTTTCTTATTTTTTCCGCTTTTTCAGCGTTTTCTGCCGGAACCACAAATGAACCTTCGGGAAGCGCACCTTTTACGCTGTCACTTTTTTCGGTTCCCGGACCTTTGACTTTTCCCCCTTCGGCCAAATCATTCCAGTTAAATGTTTTATTCGGCCCGGCTCCGCTTTCCTGAAGTGCGGCAGCATCGGCCGTGTCTTCTTTAAAATACTCTTCTTTTAATTTTTTGTTCGTGGACGCTGATTTTATTCCTCCCACGCCGGCTCCCACCGCCATACCGATTATTGTACCGATAGGGCCGAATGCTCCGCCGATCTGACTTCCGATACCGGCACCTTTACCTACCGAAGCCATTGAATTAGCCCCGGTGGTAGTTCGGCCACGTTCATCTTTTTTCATGTCGTTTTTTGCAATATCCTGAAACATGGGCCCGATTCCGGAAACCGCATTTCCGGCTCCCGTTAAAAATTCACCGGTTTTGTTTTGGTTTTCAGTTTCAGGCTGTGCCGCGGCCGCAATGTTTAAATTGTCATTATCCGTTTGGGCATCATAACCTAAACCCGTCAAGTAGTTTTGCTTGCCGGTGTCGTCAAGGTTATTCAAAGTTTCAACTTGTTCCGGAGTAAGTCCTTCAGGATAATTCCATCCCCCGTTTGCTAATTTTTTATACTTTTTTATCATTGGGCGTCACGTATTTCTGAAATCAAAGATACAATTTTAACCGGGCTGTTGTCAGATACCGTAGGATCGGTCACATAGTTTTTTCTTCGAAATAAAAACCTGAACCATGTGCCTATCAAATATGCTTTTGTCGTATTGTTTAACGGAATATTAAAATACCATTTTGTATCACGGTATTCATATTCTTTGTTTATAAGTGAATTAATGTCAGCATCCAATCCAAATTCTGTATTAGGATCTTCAACCCTTAACGACGTAAAAAAGAATCTGTTTCCGACGATTTCACAATGATCCAAGAATTTATCGGTTTCATTTTGGTCATTAAGAATAAACTGGATATTGTTTTCATAAACAACACCGTGAAATTTACATATCGGTCCCCGGAACATCAATTCAATATCATTTGAACTCTGGACTTTTTTCCAGTGCACGGGATCTAATTCAGGGGATACCGGAATTCCTAATGTAGAAAATGATTCTATACACACGTAAATATCGTAGACGGATGTTTCCGGATAAGTTACGTTGTCAATTACGGCAACAAGTGATTCTCCGATAAAATAAGAAGTGTTCGGCTGTATCGTGTTTTCTATTCCCGAATAAGAACAATAACCGTGTATTCCGTTATCTCCGTACAAAGGAGCCAAAAATGAATACCTGGTTGAGATATTCTTATTAAGCCAGTCAAAAGATATTGCCCTGTATGAAGACTGCTGTGAAGATTTTAACACAAAAATGCTTTCTCTTCTTCTTCTGTCAAAATAAGCATAAATACCTTTTTTAAATGAAGTGCTGTCGCCTTTATTCAGTTCTCCGGAAATGGCATTAAAGAAATTATTAATGTATGCTTTTCCTGAACTTATTTCCTGTGGCTTTCCGTTTATCGGCATAAAAAGCATAGTTCGGTGTCTTGCATCAATCCAGGCCCATCCGTCCGGCGTATCCGATATGCCGAATGTATGTTGGGAACCGAACATTTTTTCTATTTCTTCATAAAAACTCATTACGCCGGTAGTTCCCAATATCGTAGGCGTTCCGCTTTGGCCGGTTATGGTTTGTCTTTCGGTAATGGTAATGTAACCCACACATCCGTCTTCCTGCCAATAATAAAGCCTTCCCGCTGCCGTACGTACATTTGCTATCGGCCCGAATGAACCTGTTACGTCAAGATACTGGCCTACTGGAAATTTTCTGAAATTATCAATCCTTTCTCCGGATATTTTAATTTTTGAATAAAGCGCCCTGTAACGGAACTCATTAATGTTTTGGTAATTTACGGGAAGGGCCGGAAAAGTTTGTTCAATATCTTCACCCGAATATCCGTAATTGTAAAGAAAGTCTTCCGGTTGCTGCGGATTTAAAAATGATACACCGTTATCATTTACTCCGGGCAAATAACTCCAGTCTTTGGTAAATGTACGGCCGCGTCTTAAATTAGTGTTTATGGTAGACTGACAGGGAAATATTACTCCTGAAGCTATTGATTGTTCCTGGTAATGTTTTGACTGCGTAAAATCAAAAAAGTTTACAAAAGTATCTCCGCCAAAAACCTGGATGCCGTCTGCTATTCCGGAATTGCCGTTAAGGTAAGTCAAAAATGCGCTATCAAAAGCCTGAAAATGTCCGGTAAAAATATATGGAGTATTGGCCTTTGCCTGTTCAGTATTGCCGCCATATAAATTTCCTTTTCTTCTTACCCATGAAACAAGAGGTCTCATGGGTCTTCTTCCGGGTAAAGTACCATCACTGTACTGTGACTCTATTTCTCCAAGCTGCATAGTGAAATATCCAAATCCTAAACGATAGTCAGACGGTGATGAAAGTTGTCCTTCGCTGTTTCCGGTTAAAACGATCATTCCTTTATTGGCAACACCTTTGTTGGCCGGCGCTGCACGGTAAAGACTAAATGAATAAACTTCACTCGGAGCCGGAAAGCTTTCAAATGTATTAGGATCGGCATTGAAAGGTCTTGCATACTGAATGTCCGGTATCAACTGGGAAGTTCCTTTAGGAGTAGGAACGCACGGATAATTTATGCCTCCTATTACAAAATTGTTTGATACTGCCGATTCATCATTTGACTGGTACATTTTACTGTATGCCGCAAAATGGGATGTTGAAGGCGCAATATCAGTCAGATAAAAATGATCCCGGCCGGGAACACCGGAATCATAAGGCCCGAATTCCGATAAATATTCGGTAATTTTTATTTCATCACCCTGCTCAGGATTAAATTTACCTCCGTCGTCAAGAAGTTGGTCGGGAGAATACCAGGCGTAAATGAAATTTTTTCTTTGTACGGTCTGGCCTGGATTAGTTTGGTTTGTTACGGGTAATATTTCCGGATAGACTTTGATTGCATTAATCACCTGCGTACTGTCCTGAAGTGTTGTTCCGTCTCCACCCCTCGTCCATGGGTCTGATTCCTGTACGGTCATACACCATAATCCTTCCGCAATTATTTCTTTGTCCCTCGGAGCTCTTACTATTGAAAATCCGCTGAAATATTTTCCCAAGTCTGTAATAGGAATACCAAGTTCTGAAGCGATTCCTGAAAAATCAATGCCGTCAAATTCTACTCCTACATGACGTAAATACCATTCATCCGTATTTGTATCACGGGGAATGGCCAGGCTTCCGTCAAAACCGTAAGGTTGGCCCGTATCCGGATCAATATCAGATGCCACTGCGCGCGTCGGAATTATTTTTTTGTCTTTGGCCCATCTTACAAACATCGGATTACCCTGAATACTCCATAATAAAGTACCGTAACGATAAGTTTCTTCACGCCATTTTGATTTCATGTACTTATTCATGGCCATTCCTTTATTGTCCATGTAATCGCTTAAAATCTCAATGTCTTTATAAACAGAACCATATTTTTTAATGCGTATCACTGGAATGACAACCGCGGTTCCCGTAAATGAATTTGAAGCCGGAACGCCTTGAAACACATCGCCGGCATTGTAAACCGTGGCATTATATGTAATGGTTCCAGACTTTACTTTATACCATTGGAAAGCATATATAAAAGAAACTCCCGATGAAGGAGCATAATCCGTTCCGTGTATGTTTGAAGTATTATGGTTGTCACCGGTTGCATCTCCGATATGACCTCTTGAATCTCCGGGAAAAAGATATTCAATACATTTTACCGTAACGTTGCTGTTATCGGTTCCGTAATCTTTTTCCGTAGTTATGTTTGCCGGCAAATTCAAATTGTCTTCAAATCCAAAGTCCCTTACCGTTTTTAAATTGAGACCTATTGTAATAAGTTCTCCGAATTGCACGAATTCACCCTGGTTTGTAACCAGATCCACTTCCATTGATGTTCCGGTAACCGCGCCTTCAAAAAATATGAACGGAACTTCTTTTGCAATTGCAGAAATATACCTTACAGCGGCAACACGTATTTTTTGGTAATTGGTATCAATTTCTTCAATTTTAAAACGCAAACCTTTATTTGTCTGTTCTGAAACCAATCCTCCCTGATACTGGCCCCAGTTTACATTCCCGGAAGTAGGATTTATTCCTATCCCTATTGCCGGCGTATTCATTCCCGCTATCGAATACCATCCGGAGCTTCCTCCGTCGTCTGTTAGAAGCTGGTAAAATATTTCATAAGAACCGGAATAAAGGTTTCCGGGTATGTAAGTAAGAAAATCAATGGTGCCTAATTTTACTATAGGAACCCAGTCAAGAATTTCAGGAGCCACATATTCTATTACTTTTGGAACTACTGCTCCTATTTGTGTATATGTAGCTGAAGAAGCAACAAAATCAGTTGAAGAAAAATGCGTTCCGTAAGAATTAAATCCATGTGTAATATCTCCGTAAACAACCATGTAGCGCCTACCAGGAACAAGTGAACCGGAAGCAATGTTAGTCGAATAAACAGGATTAAAAATATTGAAAGCTTTTGGCGGTACGTTATTGTCCGTAATGTAAAGCCTTCCCGTTTTGGAATTTTCAAAATAGAACATTCCCTTAATCATGTTTTTAATGCTCCATTTAAGATCCTGGGAGTTATACAAAGATTCATAAGAACTGATAAAACCGGTATCCTGATTTATGGTTGCAATCCCTATTTCTCCATGGCCTCCGTCTCCTGATGAAATACCGGGTCTGTGATTTGTTGAACATATAATGAGTTTGTTCAGATAAGAAACAAACATAATGGGTTCATATCCGGCGCTGATTTTTAATGAACCGTTTTCATACGCCGGCAAAGTTCCTTCGGCAGCATTTCTTGACTGCTGTATGTTACTGTTTGATACAATAGGCATATTTAATGCGTCTTCTATTGCATTTGCCGGCTGTAAATTAGGATCTATGTCGCCGATTAAAGGCCCGTTAAAATTCTTTTTTACTTTCATAAATAAGCTGAATAAATATTGTCAACTATCCATCTGGCATTTTTGTATCCGCTGTATGGGTTATTAAACATTTCTGCAACGTCCCGTTTGTCCGTTTCACTCATTTCTGAATCTTCTGCCCTGGCATTACGGCAAAGACGGTTCCATTCTTTTTTTGTATCGGGAATCATTTTTACCGGGCCGGAATATTGTTTTTTCGGGTCATACATCATACGCCTGGCTGTTTTATATTCCAGGTACATGGAAATTGCATCAACATGATTTTCGTTGATTTTAATATATCCGTCTTCGTCAGTTTCATACACTAAAAGCTGAACCGTTATTTTGTCGGAATTCATTGAACTGTTTAGAAAAACTAAACTGTTGTCCTGAATTTCATAAGACATTCTTCTAAGAAGTCTTTGGTCCTGATAATACCAAAGAGGCATAGGCATGGTTGAAGAATAATTCACCGTGGCCTGGTTATTATAAACATGATCAAAAAGGTTTTGACAGCAATCTCCGTAATCACCTTCAATTGCAGCTAAAACAGCAACGGCTTCACAAGGAAGCACTGCGGTACAGTTACAGACATCCAACACAAATATTTTCCTTTTATACGAATAAAAAGAACCTATTTTATTATCGGCATCACGGGCCCATCTTTTAAGTCTTTCTTCATGCCCGTTATGACTTAATCCGGTGTCTTCCATGAAATTCAGGACGACATTTTTAATGCTTACTTTTTTTCGTATGCTCATGATTTTGTCAGAATATAAGTTTGTCCTTCATCTATTTTTTGGGTAATTTTCTTTTTCATTGTGTTTAATGGCGGTGAATGAAATTTATGTTCAAATGCTTCCTGATAATAAACTTTAACCGAAGCGCTTTCTTTTTTACGGATGCTGAAACTTTTTTCTACGGCGATTCTTTTAATCACATATCCGTTTATTGCCAAAGTATAACCCTTTAAAATATGTTCTTCGGCCAAAGCCATAAAAGAATCAATAAAACGGTAAACCTTCGTTCTTCCGATTTTTTTATACTCAGGATCTTTCATGAGCTTGTCAGCAAACAGTATTTTTAATTTTTCATAAGTCATGGCTGTATTGCTTGGTCTTTATAGTCATTTTTTGTATCCGGAATTGTTCTCATTTCAATTCCAAATTCTTTTGTACAAATATCCAGTGTAATTTTTGGAAGCATTTCCATGCTTAAAGGATAAGCTTCGAGAACTTTCATCAGTTCTGTTTCGTTAAGCCTTTTTACGGCTCCATTTCCGGAATAAGAATTATTGACGGCCACAAATGTTGAGCCCGGTAATCTTGGTATTGAATTATGGCTTATTGAATTTTCAAACACTTTATATGTAACTCCCGGTTCAAGTATGTTATTTTGTACGTAAACATTTTCAAAACATACTCCGTCAATCGGATCATCAAGAATTAACGTAGCTTTTATTTCTTTTTCATAAGGAAATATGTAAAGCATTGTTCCTACCCGTGAACAAATCCTTGGTTTGCCCCTGTTAATCTGTACATCAGGGTCAATGCGTTTCATGAATTCATTTATGTTGATACGGTCAAAAGGCCTTGTGTTTGAGTATGAAGCTATCCTGAACAAAGAACTGTCTCCCGGAAGATTTACGAGCTGGGGCAATCTTAATTTTCCCACTTTTTGTTCTCCGCAACAAAATTCCTCGTTTTCAAAAGTATTCAGTTCGGTGACTTTAAGTTTTGGAAAAAATTGCAGCCATTGACGGTCAATATCATCATCCGTCATTGAAGTTTTCATGTAATATTCCCTAATCCAGTTTGCACGGTATTTGGCAATGAGGTAGTATAAATGTGCATCCTCAATACGGGTATCTTTAGTAGGATTACTTCTGGTAAGTATCCTTTTTAAGTCGTAGGTTATTTTAAGTAAGTTGTTCATAATAACAAAAAAAGCGTACCCGAAAGTACGCTTTTTTTACAAATTGAAGGTTTAAAATTAAGATAAAGCCAACAATGCGGTACGGAGCGCCGCGTAATTTGTGGCATCATTTTTTACGTACAGGATTTGCGTAAGCACATTGTCATTTTTCAGGTTTTCATTTCCGGAAAACTGTGAAGCCTGAACTTTGGCCCGAATGGTAAAAGTCGTGTACGCTGCTCCCGCAATAGGATCATTGTTTTGCGGATAATTGTAAGTACCGCCGGCAATAAGGTTTCCGGTACTTGTTTCCTGAATAGGTTTAAATCCAAGCATGATAGTACCCTGGCCAACCCAATAAACGGGAGCCGTGTCTTGTTTTACCTGAGATTCCGGAATGTTTACTCCCGGCATTACATAACTGGCACCTCCACGGCTTGAATTTGGACGGTAGTAACCGTATTTGTCTTTAAGATAAAGACCGGTTCCCACTTCATCAACGGTAGTAACGGTTTGTCCGGTGGCTACTCCGGTAGTCGTGTTTGTCAGACCTTCACCGTCAATGAACATGCCTGAAATCACACCGATGTTTTCAACGGCACCGGCCTGAAGAATGATTCCTTTTGCTCCTGATGTAGCTCCGGTCACCAATGTTCCGGCTGCTACTGCGCCTGACAATGTTGCATCAATCATTGCATAAGCATCCATGCCTATAGTCTGATCGTTTCTGATGCGCCATGCAAGACTCGCCCACATATTATGACGGTCTTCTTCTGCCGTGCCGGCCAAAACTGCGGGAGCCGTATATTTAAACGGTTTGTTTCCCACTTTTACGCTTCCTTCGGCTTTGTTGTCCGGCCCGATACGCACGCCGTACATTTCTTCGGCAACTACCGTAATAGGGCTGCTTACTGCGGAATTACGTCCTACTGAATAAACAGCAAGGACTTCTGCCGCGGCAACTGTTTCGGTAACGGTAATTCCGCCTTTTGGGATTGGCTGCAATCCTTTGATTGCAATTTGGTTTGGAACAACAGACGTGTTTGTCTCAATGTCTCCTGCGGCAGCTAAAACAGTGTTTAGCAATGCTACTTTTGCGATGTTTTCAATCATTTTACTTCTTGTTTATGGTTCATGATTATTAAAGTACAATTATACGCATTTTTTAAGACTCTGCAAGTTCATCTTTTGCGTTTTGTATTTTATCCTTTGTCTGGTTTATTCCTGCTATTTCTCTGTAAGCAAGTAAATGAATTTCATCATGCGTATGAACCGGAAGCGGAATACTTTGTATTGCCCATACCGATCCGGAAGTTAAAACGGTATTCACCGCAATAAACGTACTCCCTGGATTGTATGTTACTCCGTCGTGAATTGCCGTAACAACTACATAATATTCATTTCCTATAATCAAAGGGCCGGGAGAAGGAATGTTTGTCTGTACCGAATAAACTGTTTTAGGAATCCTCACGTAACAGTATTCAATTTGGGAAAAACTTAATCCCGGATCAATTATCGGTCTTATTCCCAATTCTGATTCGTTTACATAAAACTTTTCATTATCAGGTTTGCTGAACGGATCAATGTTTAATTCCTGTTCGTTATTGTATGTTGCCGGCGACGCGCTTATCCATTTGTCTAAGCCCACAAATTTTATTCTTACGTCAACCAGATACATAAAATCCGCCGGCCTTTGTATGCGCCCGGAAACAACCGTGGGGGTGATGTAATCCGTTACCAGTGTATACAATTCTTCCCGCAATCTTTCTGAAGACTGGAATGAATAACCCGTCTGTTTTTTAATATTGTCGTAACGGTCTTTTGTAAATGTTCTTACCGCCGTGTTAAGGGCCGGATCAAGATGAAGATTATCATCATATCTTGGTGAACGTACCCTGTCAAGCAATCTCCTGACTTCTGCGTATGACTGTATGATATTCATTGGTTTGTATTTAAAACAAAGTTAAAAAAAAAGGAAGCACGGATGCTCCCTTCTTTTTTGTTACTCAGCCTAAAAATTAAAACTCTTCTCCGGAATCTATTTTTTCAAGGGCTTCCCGGATTTTGTTTTTAAAATCCTCCTCCTTTACATATTTTTCATAAAGAACTTTTTTACCCTGGCCGATATTTATGTCAGCCATAAAGTAGAATGCACCGTTCTGTTTTATGATTTCGGCATCTATCGCTTTGTTGATGTTGTCTTTTGCTTCCATTTCCAAACCAACCAGCTTGATGTTATCGACAGGCTTTGATGAACTTACGGCGCTTGCTATGCGTGAAAGGGTTTTGTCGTTTTCTTTTGAAGAACGGTCTATGATGGCAAGAGTCTCCATAAACTCTTTTTTACCCATGTTGTTTGCAACTTCATCATCATTGTAACCCAGATTCACTCCGTTGTATTTGTAACCGCCGGAAGCTTCCTGTAAAATGATTCTGGTTGCCAGGGCCCGTTTAAATATTTTGAGGATTTCAAGTTTTCTTTTGTCCTGCAGCAACATTTTTATGGTTTTATCGTCCGTGTAAGAACGTTCGACAACCTGGCGTCTGATTACAATCATGGAATTTACGTCCGGATCATAACCCAGTACGCGGGCAAAGTCTGAAATTTCTGCGTCATTCATTGACATGATGGTTTCCCTCATTGTCTGTTTCCGTTCTTCCTCGCGGATAAACATTTCGGACTCATGTTCAATGTCAACTATTTTCCAGTTTGAAATAGCTTTGTTTTCATACTTTGAACCCATAGTCTTAAACCAGTTCTGGATAAGGAAATATTCCAAAGCGTCCGCACGGTTTGAAAGATCGTAATTTCTTCCGTCTTCAATTACGATTCTTCTGAAGGTAAAAAAACCTTCTTTGTCAATTGAAGTAGGAATGCCGTATGTGATTCCGGTAGCGGGAACCGTGAAACTTCGAAAAATTTCTTTGGTTTTTACTCCGTTTTTCTTTTTCACGGCTTCAATCGTAATGATTCCTTTGGTTTTCATTTCACTGAAATCACACAAATCAAGATTCGGCACAACGGCCCTGTTTTTCAAAAAATTGAAAAGTTCCATGTTTTTGGCACTGTACATGCCTTTTTCATTTTTAGTCTCCATACTAACGAGATTTTTAATTTATACGCCAAAGCTAATAAAAAAACCCGGTACGTAAATACCGGGCTTTTTGAGAAATAAAAGGTAAGAAATTAAATTGACGTAATCAACGGCGTTTTTCTGATGATACCGCAAGACTGTACATTGTGGATAACGATCATGTCTTCTTTGAGACATTCCCAGGTTAATGAATCCCGTGAACTTGTCATGGGTTTTTGCATCCATCCGGTAAGACCGTTGATGTATCCTTCAACATAAGTACGGTTAACTCCGTTTCCTCCTTTAGACATAATCTGGATATTAGGCATCGGACCGCTTTCTGTTTCCTGAATCGAAGCATCTAAAACCACAATCATTGAAGACTGTAAAAGTTTTCCGTCAGATCCGTAGTCAAAGAATTTTTGTTCATCGTCAAACAACGGATGTTTGAGAATTACCAAAGTATCTCCGGCCCAGTTAAATCCAAGGTAGTTGTAACCGACATGAACTTCCGGGCCTCCGGCCGCACCTCCCGCAGATGCATTACCAAGATTTCCGCGTAAAGCCAATTGTTCGATTCCGTATTTGCGGAAAATTTCCTGAAGATTCTCATAACCGTATGTACCGGTAACGGCATAATAGGTTTTGTTGGTTATGGAATTAGATTTTTTGCCCAAAGAAGACATCATATCTTTAATGTCGTCAATGGTAGCTTCACCGTCCGGCCCTGAACCCCAAAGGTCATTCATTCCGGAAATCTGTTCAATGATACCGTCTCCGATAATGATTTCATGTCCTGTTTCCGGATCATCGCCGGCTGAAGAATGAAGAAGAAGTTCTCCGTTAACACCTTTCATGGTGGACTGGCCAAACCATTTATGGTATTCGTCTTTCATTGCAAGACGGGTTTTTTCCTGCTGTTGTTTTTGGAAGAACCATCCTTTTTCTCCGGCATATTCAACCCAAACGATATCACTTAATGCTGAACCGGTCATTGCGACTGCGGCCCGCTGGATAGTCATGTGGTTGATGTATTCGTCGGGAAGGAAATTGTTTCCGTAACCTCGGAGCGAGTTTTCAGAAAAGGCGGTAAATGCGGCAAAACAAAATTTTGGCTGGGCTCCGGTTCCTACGTGGGTATTGAAGTCAAATGAAGCGCCGGCTTTAATGTTTTGAAAACGGTATTCATAATTACCCGGTGTTCCGGTAGGCTCATAAGGAACCCATGCCTGATAACCGTTTTTAAATACCACCACGGATCCTTTGTTAATGTAACGGTCTTTTATTTTTAAAACAAAACTGCCGTCACTTGCAGTTGTTCCAATTTGGGACACAACTTCAGAACGCATTTCAATACGACCCATTAAACGGTAACGGTATCCGTTTGCGCCCACAAGCTTATCTTGCGGAATGCGGCCTATTTTATTTTGCAAAGAATTTCCCAAAGCTAAATTTTTAGCATTCGGGCCGGCATTAACAAGCATTGTTGAAAGCATGCGTTGTTCGGTCATGCCGATGATACGGTTGATATGCGGCATGGCTATGCCCGCTTCCGTAAGATTGTTTGATGTAGTACACGTAGAAGGATCAAACTTCCCGTGACGGATAACTATTTGTGACATGGTTGTTTTTTGATTTAATCGTTTTTGTAAATAATTTCAATCGGATTAGCCAAGTCTGCATCTTTTATGTTCTGAAACGGAATTTCAGATTTTGGCACCTGGCCTCCGGCTGGTTGGTTTTCGTCTTTTTTGGGTGGAATGTTGAATAAGTATTTTGTAAGTACTTTTTTAACTTCTTCCTTACCCAGGTTGTTTGCTTCCGATATTTTTGCCGCAAAATTTTTAAGCGTGTTTTTGGCAAGCAAATGAGTTGTAAGCACTTCAGCGACAAAATCAGGATCTTCGGCAAAACGTTTTTTATAGTCGCCGTTTAACCACATTTTTTCAATCTCTTGACGAATAGACTGATTAACGGGCAAATCCATGATTTTTTCGATTTTTCTCAAAGATTCTATCACTTTGGAATCATTCATTCTGGCTTCTTCCTTCACTTTTTCTTTGAATGCTTCGAATTTAGCCTTTGATTCTTCCGTAAGATTCAGAATTGCTTTTTCACGGTTTGCTTTAACGGCATCACGTAATTGCTCCGCTTTGCTTTTTAAGTCTTCGGGCGAAAGTGCCTTAAACTGTTCTTCTCCTTTTTCCGGATCGGTTTCTTTTAAAAACCCTTCCACAA